TGGCTCAACTACTTTCGATTATGTCTTGGGTGGCGGTTTTCCTGCTAACCAATGGAACGAACTTATCGGGGAGCCGTCGCATGGTAAGACAGCGATTGCTCTCAAGACAATTGCCGCCAACCAGGCCATAAACCCAGATTTCACTACCGTATGGGTAGCCGCTGAGCAATGGGTTCCAGAGTATGCACAGATGTGTGGAGTAGATGCCAGCCGTGTCCTAGTTGTTGAGACCAACATCATGGAAGATGCATACGATGCTGTAATCTCATTTGCTGAATCTAAGTCGGTAGATGCAATTGTCATCGACTCGCTCCCAGCCCTTGTTCCCGGCCCAGAGGGCGAGAAGAACATGGACGAGATGACCGTTGGTCGTGGAGCACTGCTCACCAACAAGTTCTTCCGCAAGGCTGGAGCTGCGATGAAGCGTAGCCTAATTGAGAACGAGCGACCTATTCTAGGCATCATCATCAACCAGTGGCGTATGAAGATTGGCGTCATGCACGGCGACCCACGCACCACCCCAGGTGGAGTTGGCAAGGACTACGCCTACTTCACCCGCTCAGAGGTAAAGCGTGACGAATGGATTGAGTCTGGTTCGGGCAACAATAAGGTCCGTGTAGGCCAGCGACTAAAGATTCGTATCACCAAGAACAAGACTGCCCCACCACAGCAGATTGCCTACGTAGACTTCTACTTCCAAGACTTCAGCATCTATTCGGCTGGTGACTACGACACGGCCAAGGAAGTTGCGGCAATGTCGATAGTCAAGGGTATTGTTGACCGCAAGGGTGGTTGGATTTACTACGGTGACCGTAAGTGGCAGGGCCAAGAGGCACTTGTGAATTCTATCCGTGAAGAGGTAGACTTTTTTGAGGAGTTGCGAGACAAGGTTCTAGCAGCCACCGAACTTCCACTACTAGGAGAGGCAGACTCAGATGAGTAAGATGAAAGAGCTGTGGGAAGAACAGCGTCACGAAGCAGACATCGACAGCCACATCGAGTTCGAGAAACAGGAACTTCGTAAAGAAGGTGCTGAAGAACTTCGCCAAGACATTACTCGAGAACTCAAGGCACTGGTTAGCAAAGCCTGGACCGAGCCAGAGAAGATGGCCCTAATGGCAGCAATCATCGTCACGGAGCGAGCTTCCATCTAATGAAGTCCGAAGGACAGAAGCAGTCCCAGAAACATGAAAAACGAATTGCCAAAGCCATCGGTGGCCAAACTACAGCCGCTAGTGGTGCGTTCTGGAGTAGAAAAGGAGACGTCAGGAACGACTCCCTTCTCATTGAACACAAGTGGACAGGTAAAAAGTCCAAGACCGTTCAGTCTGCTGAACTCAAAAAGATAACTAACGAAGCAATCATGGATGGCCGTCTACCAGTATTCGGCATCCATCTAGATGGGGAAGACTACGTGATTCTTCTAGAGCACGACTTTCTAGAAATGTGGAATAAGACTCGTGGCTGATTACGCAAGAGACGACGACTGGCTACTAGACGCCAGATGTTACCAGGTCAATGACGACAAAGAGTTTCTAGTTGACGTAAACATTTTCTTCCCACCTCGAGACAAGACCAAGTATCGAGAGATAGCCAATGAAGCTAAGGCATACTGCTTTGGCCCAACTGGTAAGTCTCCTTGCCCGGTCCGTGGAGAGTGCTTGTGGGAAGCCATTCGCAACGACTACAATCACGGTATCTGGGGCGGAATGTCACACCGTGAGCGAAACGCCCTAGTGCGTAAATGGAATAGAACTTCTAAGGCTAAGATGTCATTAGAGGAATACGTAAGAACAATAGATAAGAGGGACACTTACAATGGCAATCACTAAATCGAACTTGCAGAAGTTTCTTGATGCAAAGAAGAATGAGACTCGTCTCATCGGAAGCATCGAGCGTCACCTGCTGGCCCGTCCAGTTGGCGACCGCCGAACTGACGTGCTACACCCATCGGAGATTATCAAGCGAGACTTCTGTCTTCGCGGTTCTTACTTCCTAATGAGCGGTCACACCAAGATTGCCGAGAAGCCGAACCTTCGTCTGCAGAGCATCTTCGACGAGGGCCACGCCATCCACGCCAAGTGGCAGAACTGGTTCCAAGAGATGGGCGTTCTGCACGGCAAGTTCAAGTGCGTAGTTTGCGACCACATCACCTGGGGCACCAGCCCTAGCGAGTGCGAGACTTGCCAGGCTCCAGCGTCAAAGCTGGAGTATGCCGAGGTTACTTTGGTCGATGAGGACCTCCGTATCGCTGGGCACACCGATGGTTGGATTAAGGGAATCGGAGACGACACCCTTATCGAAATCAAATCAATTGGTGCTGGCACTATTCGTTCAGAGTCGCCACAGTTGTTCCGTGATGCGGACAACGACCTGATGAAGGCATGGGGCAACATCCGCCGCCCATTCGTCAGCCACATCCTTCAGGGACAGATGTACCTAGAACTGATGAAGCGTATGGGCAATCCAGTAGGTGAGATTGTGTTCCTCTACGAACTCAAGGCTGACCAGTCCTATAAGGAGTTCTCGGTTAGCCCAGACTTTGAGTTGGTCCGTCACATCTTCGAGAAGGCTCAAAAGGTAATTGATGCAGTAAACGCCAAGGTGGCACCAGACTGCACCAATGAGCCGGGTAGCACCTGCAAGCAGTGTGCTCCATACAAGGAGGACTAATGTCCGCCCTAGAGAAGTTCAAGGACTGGGGGCTTACTTTCAATAAGCCCAGCGATGAGCAGGTCTCGTTGCCAGCAGACATCACCACAGTCAGCTCAGAGGCACTGGGAGAGATTTTTACTCGCCTAACCGCATGGACTGACTACATCAACTCGCAGATGACCCTAGCCCAGTTAGAAGAACGTGCCGCTCTAAAGGCAAAAGACTTTGCGGAGAACTCAATGTTGATTCGTCGCATGGGCTCTCAGGCCAAGGGAGAACGCATTACCGCAATCAAAGCAGAGGTATCTATCAATCCAGACATTGTCAAATTAGACAATGACTACGAAGAGAAGTATGCTTACCGCAAGTTAGTAGAGATGCTGCTAACCAACCACGAGCGTGACCTGCAGTTGGTTAGCCGTGAAATTACAAGACGAAACAGCAATCGGAGGGATTACGTCTAATGGGCAAAATGAAAGAAATCTACACTGAGCTAGTCGAGCAAGGTATTGAGCCTGAACTGGTCGATAAGATTATGGTTCTCGGTGAGTTCGACAACATTCCTGAGAACATCAAGGACGTACTTCGCCAGACGGACAGAGGGACATTTGAGGAATCCGTCCAGCAGAAGTTCCAGCATGCCAAGAGCGTCCTACTGCAGAAGCACAAGGACTATGGACCAAAGAACATCTCACAGAGCCCTGGTGGGCCTCTCAACGGCCTACGGGTACGTATGTGGGACAAGATGGCCCGCATCAACAACCTGCTTGATTCAGGAGCCACACCACAGAACGAGAGCCTCAAGGATTCGTTCCTAGACCTAGCCAACTACGCCATCATTGCAATGTTGGTTCTGGACGGAGAGTGGCCTAATGATTAGCGTAGACCGACCAGAACGAGTCGAACTAGCCCTAACCCGTCTTGAGGAGTTCAGGGACCAACTAATGCGTCAGCACAAGTTCTCTGAAGCCAGTGCCGTATCGCTATGCCTAGCCATTTTGAAAGAGGAACTGGGGAAGTTCTAGTGGGCAAACCAATCAGGCTATCTATCATCCGGGAAATTGCCTTGACCCCATTCGAGGATTTGCCCAAAGCTTGCCAGTACCCACAGTGCGAGAAGCCCTCCGCATCTAGGGGCCTGTGCAAGCACCACTACTCGTACTTTTACAAGTACATCAACGCTGACCTGCCTAAGTACCGCCTGAAGCCATCAGGCCGCCCAGACTACGGTGCCCCAACAGGTTCTAAATGCTCAATGTGCAAGGACCCTAGTGATTCACTAGGATTCTGCTCAAAGCACTATGCTAGATACCGAGCTCAGCAAAAGAAACTATCTCAGGAGGTTCAGAGTGACAACAGGGTTTGACGATTACATTCGTCGTATTGAGCAAATTGAGCGTGAGGCTACCCTAGCCGAGCGTGCACGCATTACCTCATGGATTGAAGAGAACCGCTCTGGCATCGAGTTTGAGCCTGGAGAAGTCATTTACCGTGACCACTTCACCTCCGAGTCACTTTTGGCCTTTATCAAGGGAGAGAAGTAATGGATATTTATTACGACTGCAAAACTTGCGGACAGCCTTATGGTTTCGGGCGTGTAACTTTTGAACCAGCGGAGTGTAATCGTTGCGACCCACCGCCACCTTATGTTCCTGAGCCTAGCGACTTCGAGTTGGGTGAACAGGCCGAGCGTGAACGCATTATCAAACTGCTAGAAGCCAATGCCAGCGAGTTTATGAACTGCTGGGATGAAACTTATGACACGGCAGGGCTTATCGCTCTTATCAAGGGAGAGAACAAGTGAACGTTGTGATGAACATAGTGCTGTTAGCAGTCTTTGTTCCTACGGGTATTATGTTGCTTGCGATTACGCCAATGATTATCGTCGCCGCTTATCGTGACCTTATCAAGGGAGAGAACAAGTGAACTGGTTATGGTTTGGGCTTCTAGCAGGCTCAATTATCACTATTACGCTGACCCTGCGTGAACACCGAAAAATGCTAAGAACACTGGCAGAGGTTGCACAAATCCACGAACACAATTTTCGTGTGCTTAAGGGAGACAACAAGTGAGCCTTCCCGTGGATTACACCGCTCTGACGCCAGCAGAACGCCGTGCTGTGCGTGAGTTGTATGTAAAAGAGCAAGAAGGCAACTGCTATTACTGCGAAGAGTCGCTGGAGCAAGAGCCGCCTGCCCGCATTACTACCAAGCAGGTCAATTGGAAACTGTTTCCGCCAAACTTCTTGAAGTATCCAGTACATCTGCAGCATAATCACGACACAGGCATGACCGAGGGTGCAGTACATTCTTACTGCAACGCTGTCATGTGGCAATACGAAGGAAAATAAATGAGAACCTGGCTAAACGCATTGAGGTATTACTACGCAGAGTGGTTGGACGGAATAAGGTACCTAAATAACCTGAATAAACCGCACCGTCCATTTCGGGACCGAATCATTATCCCCCTGATTAACTGGAAAAAGTATTACCGAAAGCGTCTAGGACTTCTGTCTCGTGGAGCAAGTGCCTACAAGTTATACCTTAAGCGTAAAGAATCTAAGCAGATTATTGAGTGCCCTAATTGTGGCGAAGAAACTTACATGAGACCTTATGGAACTAATCTCTATCGTTGCTACACCTGCAATGACACCCCGAAAGAATGGCAATGAAAAGTTGGCTCAAGGCCAAATGGTGTTCCCTTAGAGGCCACGAAGTCGTAAAGGGAGAAACCTGCCCTGTAACTGGCATCCAGTTATTGTCCTGCACTAAATGCGGTACCGACAACATGCCTAAGCACAATAAAGGCATGAGTTTCAATTGAGCCCAAACTTTGGTAATGAAGCGTCGGTGGCTGGCACCAATGTTTGGCTGACACCGCCAGACCTATTGGCCCAGTTAGGCGAGTTTGATTTAGACCCATGTGCTCCACTCAACAGGCCATGGGATATTGCCAAGAAGCACTACACCATCGAAGACGATGGCCTATCCCAACCATGGTCGGGCAGAGTGTGGATGAACCCACCATACGGGCCGGGTATGGATAGGTGGTTGAATAAGTTAGCGTCCCACCAAGATGGTGGCCTAGCCCTAATCTTCGCCAGAACTGAAACCAAGGCATTTTTCTCAGAGGTCTGGTATAAAGCATCCGCAATCCTATTCATCAAAGGTAGACTGAAGTTTCACCTACCAACAGGAGAGCAAGCTAGAACGGCTGGGTCACCATCTGTTCTGATTGCCTACGGAGAACGAGAACGTGAGTTCCTCCGCAACTGTTCGGTAGACGGATACTACATCGACCTGGATAATAATTGAGCGAAAAGAAGTTTGGCGACACCCTCAAGCCCGGCCCAGTTGCCATTGGTATTGACCAATCATTGACTGGATTTGCCCTAACCATCCTGAACGTTGATAGCCCAGACAACTACGTTTCATGGGTATACAAGTCCCCTTATTCTGGGGTCCAAAGACTAGACGACATTGGCAAATGGCTGACAGGCAAACTAGACACGGTCAAAGACCAGTACATCCAAGACATAGCCATGGAGGGCACCGTCCTAGCCAGTGCCTCGGCACTCAAACTGGGAGAACTAGCCGCCCTAGTCAAACTGACCCTATGGGGCTACTTTGAGGCGTATGACCATCAAGACCACCTGAAAACCCCACTCCAAATCCCGCCAATGACCCTAAAGAAGTACGCTGCAGGCAAGGGGAATGCCAAGAAGCAAGAGATGCTGATGCAGATTTACAAGCGTTTCAACATCGAGTTCAATGACGATAATGCTGCGGATTCTTATGCTCTAGCACGTCTGGCTGCAAGTATTCACCTAAATGCTACGGACAAAGAAATAGTAGATAAAGTCCATTCAGACCCAAAGTATCGTGATTATTTGTCATAATAGATTTTATGGATGACACTCTAAGCAACTATAAATGTGGAACTAGAAGCCAATATTTTAGGCATCACAAGGTTGGGGAAACTCCGTGCGAACCCTGTAAAGAGGCTAACCGTGAGTACAACCGCAAACGCTCTGTAAGTCGCAAAGAGGCCATTTACGAACAACAGCGTAGATGGTACGAAAACAACCTAGAGCACGTCAAAAAATACCGGACAGAGTACTACGAGGCTAATAAAGAAGAGATTGTCAAAGCAACTAGGGAGTATCAAAAAGCACACCCTGAGAAACGTGCCATATGGAGCAAAACCTACTCCACTAGGCACCCAGAAAAGGTGCGGGAAAATAACAGACGCTGGGTAGAAAATAACCTAGACAAAGTTAGGGAAAGCAAACGTAGTAGCCAACGTAGGCGTAAAGCCCGTAAACGAGAAAACGGAATAGAGCCGTATAAAGAGTCTCAAGTCTTAGCCCTATACGGAGTAAATTGCCACTTGTGCCAAGAACCAATAGATTTGGATGCACCGAGAAAACCAGGCACCGATGGCTGGGAAAAAGGGCTACACATAGACCATCTAATGCCTATAAGTAAAAATGGGGCAGATGCCCTAGACAATGTGCGGCCTAGCCATGCGGAATGCAACATGAAAAAACACAACAAAATCAATGACGACAACGCAGCTGACTCATACGCATTGGCCAGATTAGCCGCTGGTTCGGTCCTAGGGGCCATTGAATCTCAGGTTGTAGAGCAGATAAAAGACGCCAAATATCGTGACCAAATAGCCATACAATAGGCCGTATTTCCCTTATTCTAGACGTTGAGGTCGGGCACACAACACGTAATCAAAGGACCACAATGACCGACATTACTCCCGTCCCACAGACCGAAGAGCCTTTTCTCAAAGTATCGGGAAACTCTAATCCACAATCCGTTGCATCCGCAATCGCACACGCAATCTACGAAAAGCGTGAGGTCAAACTCCGTGCAGTAGGTGCAGGTGCGGTAAACCAAGCGGTAAAGGCCACCATCATCGCACGAGGCTATGTAGCCCCACGAGGACTAAACCTTTATTGCACACCGGGATTCACCACCATCCAGTCACGTGATGGCGAAATTTCGGCTGTAGTATTCGCTATTTTTGCGAACTAAAAGGATTACTCTTTTAGAGAGAGAAGGAGCCGAAATGGCAACTCCATACAGCGTTGGACACGGCATGCGTCGTCGTTCAGGCATCCCATCAAACCCACTAGAAGCAGCAGGTAAGTCAATGGCTCGTAGTCACCAGACCGCAGATGAAGCAACTCAGGCAGCAGCAGGCGTAGGAAGTTTCCGTATTCCTATCAGTGCCGCCCCAGCACTTCAGGGAACTCTCGTCCCAAAGAAGAACGTTCAGGCTGGAGACCCAGTCAACCCAGGTAGCAAGGCAAACCGTGCCAACATCGAGCGTATCGGTGCAACCTACCGTGTTCAGCCAGCCAGCACTTATGTTCAGCTCGACCCAGCCGCAGGTCCAACCATGGCAAACGCCAAGATTGTTCCATCGGTAGCAGGTCGTGCTGTGCCTAACTTCCAGGGTGGCGAACAGGACGCTTACCTCTAAGGAGTAGCCGATGCTGGCACCCGCTGCATCCGTTCAACCATTGAGCAAGTTGTTCAATGGTGGTTCTGCTGCATCCGCCGTAGCCTCAATGGCACCCACAGACACGTCCTTTCAGGATACTGGAGCCCCAGCCGCTGAACCTCGCCTAGTTCACGTTGACCCAATGACTGCTGAGAACCAAAGCACTAAGGGCAAGATGACCACTTGGCACAACCCACTGGCTGGTCAAGGCACGTTTATGAAGTTTGACGACAACTCTGGCCCTGCACAAATGCCACAGCCAATGACAGCAGGCTAGTCATGGCAGGTCCAGTAAACAACTACTCACCAAACCAGAACTGGCAGTCGCTAGGTAATGGCGGTTTCTACGGTTACAACAACCAAGGTGGCCAAGGCGTTCCAGTAGCTCGTGGCGAACTGGACGCCATTCGCATTGGTACTGGTAGTGTTCCGTCAGCAGAATACCCTGACGGCTACCTCGGAACGATTCGCTCACGTCGCGATGACCGCCTCCTCGACAGCATCAAGTCTCGTGTAGGACAGAAGTCCTACCAGCGTGGTGTTCACAAGGGTGAGCGTATTGAGCCTTCTGCCTATTTCTGGCCAGCAGAGTTCAACGACCAGATGGGCCTCAAGCGTGAGGCACGGGCCAAGTATGACCCACAATCCCAGATGTGGATGATGCCACGTTCAGCCCCTAACGTAATGCTGACCCCAGCCCCACACCTAGTCAATGATGGCAAGGCAAACACTGTGGCCAACATGCCTGGCCAGATAAACGTTATGAGAGCAAACGCCCTCGCCTACCTAAAGCCAGTGTGGTCATAATGCCCGCTCCTTTTGACGGTTGGTATTACCGCAAGCCATGGGTCCGCCAGCCAGGCGAGAGCCCAGCATTTGGCATTGGTGGAGCAGAGAGCATCCTATCCCAGCAACCTAGGTTTGCCCCAGACCAAGCACTAAACCCACAGAACGACGTTTTTGACGCCCCACCAGCATGGTCATACAACGGTCCATGGGCATCGAACATGGAGCGTTTGACCCAGCAGGCACTGATGGCATCATCGTTGCCCGGTGCCCAGTTGCAAGCAGTTGTTCGCCCACCACTGCCACAAATCCGCCTGTTCCCAGACCGTGAAGGTTTTGGCGACCGTACCCAGCCAGACATTTACGACGTTATTTCGTTGGACCGTGTCTACATGGAGCCACGTGTTTCGTGGTATTCTGGAAGCCCTGCTGGATACTCAGGTTCATCACGAAATAGTTTAGGAAGCGACTAATGCCTAAGAGAGTCTACCAACCAGTCGAGTACACCGCCTCTGACCCAGAGGCCCTAAAGCGTTATGCCGCTCTAACTTCACCAGCCTCGCAGGAGGGTGACCGTTGGGACATCATGGGTAACTCAACTTCAGAAGACCCACGAGTCCGTGCACGTGACAATGCAGTTAGCCAGATGATGCAGCTCCACCTACGTCTAAACAAGTACCGTAGCACCAACCCAGAGCTGTTCAACCCATACCCAGGTGAGATTGACCAGTCGATAAAAGGTGGTCTGACCATGGAGCAGGCGGTCAAGAAGAACCGCCCACAGAGCCGTTTGGCAGACATCATTCAGGGAGTTCACGGTAGCCCAGAGGGTGTAGATGTAGACCGCATCCGCAATCAAATTTCGCACTGGCAGGGTATTGCCCAAGACATGCACGGTGGCGACAAACGAGCCTACGCACAGTCGATGAGTGCATTCCAGCACCACTGGAACCGCACCATGGACGCTCGAGCCAGTTACCGCAAGGCCGCCAAGGGCCGAAACACCAGCATTATCAACGAGACCTTCCCACCACAGGAAGCCGAACGAGGCAAGGTTGGTGGCAAGTAATGTTTGACGGAGACGGTAGCGAAACCCTAGAGTTGCAGGCGTATCAAATCGCAAAAAATGCTACTCTAAACTATAAAGACGAGAAGGGCACAACCCTGTACCGTGGGTCAGCCCCATGTCCAGGTTGCAACATAATTATGGACCCTGTTCAAGCACTCAGCAGTTACAAGGGATTGTGCCTAAACTGTGCAGCTCGACGCAAGGGTGAACGATTGAAAGGTAAGTGGTCCTAATGGCCGAAGCCGTCCCAAACCGTGCAGGTGACCCCGCCCGTCGTCTACCCCTATACGGGTCCATCGACATGGCCCAAGCCCCTAAGAATTGGTCGAGTGCAGAAGTAAATCCTGAACTAGGGTATACAACGTACGAAAACCACCCAGGATTTGACACCTACCTTCACCCTTGGGAAGAGGGTGGCCCAGGACACACCTCATTGGACGCCGAAGGACCTGTTCTTCGAGCACGAGTAAAGCACACAGGAAAGAAGTAATCATGGCAGTTAACACTTCCCGTTCGATGAACGAAAGCCTCGCAAAGGGTGCAACTGACGGCAAGTATCGCAAGGTACGCCCAGACACTGAGGTTCTAGACCTAGACGGTCACGAGAAGACCCTAGACAACCGCCAGTCACTAAACCCATTCTACGGATACGGTTTCTTGACCAGCGAGTTCCCAGACGACGCTAAAGTCAACCCAGGAAAGTAATCATGGATAACCGTAATCACGAAGTTCGTCAGGACCTTTACGAAAAGGCAAAGGCAACTCCCGATACTTTTAACTGCATTAGTTGCGGTAAGCCAACCCCAGTAAGCGAAGCTGGAATGGACGATGAGTGCAACGACTGCTTCGATAAGTGGTACGGAGATGGAGGCAGCGGTTACGAGTGCAATAACGAAACTATCCGTGGCAAGCACTGTGGATTCTCAGCCAGTAGTCGAGATGAACTAGAGGACCACTGGTTGACCTCGCCAAAGCACGGAAACTAGTAGGGACGTAATCATGTCATACGGAACTGACCCACGATTCCACATCGCAAAAGCATTGGAAGCCCTCAAGAAGGCGAAGATGCACAACGAGAGCGATGAGTTCATGAACCGTCTCAACAACGTTGGTGGTCCAGATGAAGCCATCGATTTGTCATACGAATACATGCGTAAAGCAAACACCAAGAACGAAGAGTTCTCAAAGGGCCACGATGGAGCTCGCGGCGAATAACTAAGCCATAATTCGGAAACTAATAAGGAGCACAAATGGGTCTACTAGACGCCAGCGGCAAGCCACTAATCGGTTCTAAACCAATTGACGGCCCAGTCATTCGCCTACTACGTTGTTTGGTATGCGAGACGTGGGAAGAACTCCCAGACTACGAAGGTCCATCGGACCGGGATTATCTGCTAGAGATTTCTCTGCAGAATCACAAGTTCCCTTCAGGCGACCCGCACGTGGGTAAGTTGTTCAAGGTTCCAGTAAAAACCTGGATGAATCCTGAGCAACGTAAGGCCGTATTGGACCAGCTCGGTAAGGGCGGTTCAGCAGGTCTAGACGAACTAGACCCAGAGAAGTCGTTCTACGACACCAAGATGCAGTTTGCACAGGACGCCATGGATTGCTGGCAACGCCACAATCGCCCAAAGGATGACTGCGGAGACTATCAGTCGGATTCCAAGCGACTACTGCCAGACACCGCCAAGGAACGTGCAGACCTGAATCTGCCAAAGCCAGAACACCTAGATGGCCCTAAAATTTTCACCTGTAATTTCTGCCCTTACCACGGAGAAGTTGTCCAGCGTAAGCGTAAGATTATGGGGATGTACTAAGGAGAACACATGGCAGACGTCAATTTTTATTTTCTAGTCACCGCAAATTCGGATGGCACGTTCAGCACCTACCCTGAGGTTCCAAAAGACCTAGAGGCTGGTCACAAGGCAACCACTTACGAGATGTTCACCGCAATGCGGGAGATTGTCCAGGAGATGGAATCCTCAATCATGGTAGACCGCATCGCCACTCGCCTAGCAAAGATTCTGAGCCCAGTTCAGCCAACACCAGCGGACCGAGTGGCAGACGCCCTAAAAGAGCGTGGCATTCAGCCAGAAAGCCAGCCAGCCAGCGAATAAACTAGTTACATGACTAGTGTGCCGAACCCAACCTCTTATTTCAGCACACCCGCTCCAACGCTGGACCCCACCCTATTTGAGGGTCGTGGATTGCGTTCATGGGTTCGTCAGGGCATCACCTCGCTCCTGTATGGATTCCTCAACCAAAAGTATCGACACGCCGAGATGTGGGCACATCCGTGGTTGGCGGGTTCTGGCGTGTCATACCAATGGTCAGCAGCTCGTCAGCCAGGCGACCTAGACTGCCTCGTAGGAGTCAATTACGAGCAGTTCCGTAAGGCCAACCCAGAGTTTCGTGGATTGTCAGACAAAGAGATTAGCAACCAACTCAATGACGATTACCGCAATGACCTACAGCCACAGACCGAGAACTGGAACGGTTACGAACTGACGTTTTTCACCAATCCCGGTGCCACCGACATTCGTGCCATCAAGCCATACGCAGCATACGACCTGCAGTATGACGAGTGGACCGTTTACCCAGACCCATCAGCACAGCCACCACACAACAAGGCGTGGGACAACGTGGCATTGGCAGACTACAACCGTGCCCAACAGATTAGCACCCGTCTAACCGCAGCTCTGAATGACGCACAGGTTTCGCACAACGATGCTAACCGTCGCAATGCCGAAGCCCGTATGATGAACGCCGTGAGCCAAGGTAGTGCCCTTTACGATGAGATTCACCTCGGTCGTAGTCAGGCGTTTTCCCCATCAGGCGAGGGATACGCAGATTTCTACAATTACCGCTGGCAAGCAGGTAAGCGTTCAGGAGCCATCGATTTACTACGTAAGATAAAGGGGTATGGTGGTAGCGTTGCCCCTGAAATGCCAGACGCATCGACACTAATTCGGAGAGCCGCCACGTACTACGCATAGGAGCACAAAATTCAAATACTCGTTGAACTAGAAGGTGTATTACGCGGTCCCCGTAATGATGAGCCTATTCGTGAGGGCGTCGTTATGGTCGGTGCCCTATCATCCTGGAACCGCATCCAATACATGACCGAGATGACCAAGGATGAGGCAGAGTATTGGTTCGACATCAACAAGGTAGTTGATTACGACCTACTGATTGATTCATCAGTTGGCCTCGAGGGCGAAGACCTAGCAGAGCGACAAATCAAGTACGCTCGTGCCCGTGGCCCAATCGAGTTGTTCATCACCAATAACCCAAAGCACTGGGTATTCGCATTTGACCAAGGCATCCCAAGCGTTCTGTTTGCCGTGCCAGCATACACTCGCCTAGAGTTCCGCCCAGATGCCCCGAAGAAGATTCGCACGTGGGATGAGATTGAGGAAGCGGTCAAGACACAGAACCAAGTCCGCACCAAAGATGCCCGACTACTCCGCACAGAGAGCCTGAACTTCGAGTGACAATTCTATTTGGCGGTACTGAGATTCCATCCAACCGCACCACATTGGAACGAGCAGGCGTACAGCACGTTCAGTTGAATTTCTGGGGCCTCAAGAAGCGTGGCCTACCCAAGACCAAGCCATACCTAATTGGCGAACACTTCCTGCCAAACATGAAGGTATGGGTAGATTCAGGGGCATCCCAAGCAGACAAGGCCAACCTCTCACGAGCTGAGTTGGAAGATTTTGCCGCTGATTACGAGGATTTTGTAGCCCTCAACTACGACCGCATTGAAGGCTGGGTGGAGTTCGATTCACAGGTCATGGGGTTGCCATGGATACTCAACCAGCGACTGGCATTTGAGAACGACCCAAAGATGATTGTGGTTTGGCACGAGAACTACAACCAGTTGTTGCTGAGGGATTGGGCACGAGAGTATCAGAACATCGCCATCCCCGGCAGTGCCATCGAATCCACCCCATCCCTAGCGGGCATCACCCGTGGCCTAAAGGCACAGCACCCAGTCAAGTTCCATGGCCTAGCGGTAGCCAAGCCAGACAACCTACGCCAAATCCCATTCGACACCACCAGCACACTAGCCTGGTTGTCGCCAATGCGACGAGGCGAGACAATCATTTGGGATGGCAGTAAACTAGTCAGATACCCAAAGGCAAACCGAGACCAAGCCAGACCACGATACAAGGGCATCGTAGAGAAGGCTGGATTCGATTTCCAGAAGTTCCTAGAAGACGACAATGAAGAGACCGCACAGATAACTGTATGGTCATACCTCCAGTTAGAAGCGAAAATGGATAAAGAAAAGCCAGACCTACGAGTCATCCAAGGCGGAAAACAGCCTGAGATATCTGATAACAGTGAGGACACCCTATACACCAGTTTGATGGAATTAGGCATAGGTCCTTCTGATAACAGTGGTTCTGAAATGCGGAAAGTGGAACGCACAGAACTAGTCGAAAGAGACCCAAATGAGGTCGTTTCGATGCCTGTTTTTGGGTATCAAATGAAGACAATTGTCGAGACCGAAGACGGTAAAGATGTCCTCAAAGATGTCCCAGTGGTGCAGAGCCAATACGGCAGTTTGCGACAGTGCAACACCTGTTTTGTAGCGGCAAATTGCCCCGCATTCAAGCCTGATACCACGTGTGCATTCAACCTTCCAATCGAAGTAAAGAGCCGTGACCAGCTCAAGTCATTGCTGACCTCAATCATTGAGATGCAAGGCCAGAGAGTAGCATTCATGCGGTATGCAGAGGAATTGAACGGTGGATACGCAGACCCAAACGTGTCGCAAGAAGTAGACCGTTTGTTCAAACTTGTGAAGACTGTGAACGAGTTGGAGCAGAACAAAGAACGCATTACAATCACCGCAGAGCGTCAGTCTAGCGGTGGAGTTTTGAGTGCAATTTTTGGTGACAAAGCACAGGTTTTGAAGGAGATGGAGCAGCCAATTCCAGAGGCTCAAACCACTATGATTATTAAGAGTGCCATCGAGGACTAGCAAAAAGTTATATCAGATAACAGAGAGGGCAATACCATGGAACAGCGTGTCCCGGCTATTTCAGGTATTTACGGCAAAAATGATAATTGAATTCACCCCAGAAGAGATGGAACAGATTGAGCGTTTGGCTCTCATTCGACACCACTCGGCAGGCATCGCAGTCCCACCTAAGTATCACTCTGGCACAGCACTAGACATTGACCGACTAGGGGCGATGGGCGAAGCTGCGGTATCCAAGCACTTTGAGTGGGCTGTCTCAACCATGATGTTCACCAACCGAGATGATGGCCGGGACTTCAAGACCGATGTCGGTTCAATCCAGGTCAAGACACGTGAAGACGCCAATGCCACGTTGTTTATCCAGACCACCAGATTCCTACGTGCTGATTTTGGCATCCTGTGTCGCAAGGCGTCACCTAACTCCATTGACATCGTGGGCTGGTTCTCGAAGGCCGAATGGAACAAATACTCTGAGGTTCGCAGCTTCTCTGGGACTAACCGCTATGTGATGGACCGCACTAGGATGCACTCTAACTTGGCCGAGCTTCTTGAAGAACCTGCTTTGGCTTCTTAGTTTCCGTAGTTAGCAGAAGGGTCTTTGGCTTCGCCATAAGACAATGGTAGTCCCATCAAATCGGTGGGCATCCTCGCCCAACACAAACAAATCGGCTTTCTGATATGTCTTTGTGGTATGGCTTTGCTTCTGAACGGACTTCGGCTTTGGCTATCGCTAAAACTTGGACTTGCTTGCTTGGACATCGGCTTACGACTTTGCTTCTTGAGGATTCCCCCGAACCACCATTTTGTCTCTCTTGCCTATCGGCTTGGGAAGTAAGGAACGAACAATGACTATCGTCTATACCAACCCTAATTGTGTGGCTTGCGACCAGACTAAACGCTGGCTCGACAAGAACAACTTGGACTACGACGTGGTGGATTTGTCGAAGGACTCTGAGGCTTTGGCTATGGTTCAAGACCTCGGCTTCAAGGCCGCTCCTGTTGTGATTACTGATGCTGACAAGTGGGCTGGCTTCCGTCTAGATAAGCTACAGGCTTTGGCTGCTTAGTCTTCGGCTTTGCGAAAAGACCCCGGCTAGATGCTGGGGTCTTTTGCTTTACTTGATGTCGCTCTCAATGTGCTGGATGAGATTCTCCAACTCACGCCTAAAATTCAAGGCTGTTGGTCGGGACCAGGTGTTGAGGTATCCCTTGATGAAGGCCACAATCTCCTCGTGCTTCTTGGCTGCTCCAAAGGCCTTGCCTTCGTTCCAGCCCGTGAGGTATGCCCCACCAGAGAATGTGTCTTGGTCTGCTGTTGGCCATAGGGCAAAGTCTAGGCCACAATGGCTACATACTCCAAGGGCTTTGTCGTGGTCGGTAATGACTGAGTGATTACACATCTTGCCCCCAGTAAGGCTCAGTAGGAGAGCCACAGACTAAGCAAGAGTAATCTAGATCGCGAGGGCTGTTGTGTTCGCAGGCGGCACACCACGCCCAAGGCTGCTTGGGATACATCTTCTGGATAAAGTCATAGACAGCATACTGGCCACCAACGACATAGACCTTTTCGCATAGCTCGGAGAGATTACTCATTGGCATACCACGCTTCGATAGCGGCTAGATAGACATCTGTTTCGGCCTTAGCCTTCTCTTTGAGGCGGTCGCCTTCCGCGTCGTCTATCTTCTCATCCCACAGCAGGTCGTCAATCTGACCCTTCCTGTATCGCAAGCCCTCAATGATGGAGTCCTTCATTGCGGTGTAGCACTCCTCACGGGTTTCCCCTGGGTCGCCTTCGGCTACGAACTCTTCTACGAACTCCTTGGCATCACGCTGCCAATAGTAAAGCTCATCCATTTGATTCTCCTAGTTGTTCCAATGCCTCTTGAATGGTGAAGCAGGCTTTGTGAATAAACCTACTGGGGTTCTCGTGCCTAGTTTCGGCACACTCCGAACAAATCATCTCTTCTAATTCGGCAAGGACATCTGCTCTGGCCTTGGCCACAATCTTAGCAATGTCGTGGGTATGAACTACAATCTTGTTGTCTTCCATCTTCTACACCTGTCCATAGGTAAAGGTTTGCTTCCACACTAGTGAGTGGAGCTTAGATACTCTCTGGCAAGCCTTGAAGTTTCCCCGGTCCGTGTAAGAGGATTCGGCCACCTTCAATGCCGCCAACAGCAGTTCGACTTCTTGCTTGCTTAGTTCGAGCTCAACCATTAGTTATCCCTAGTTGCTCTGGTTCGTCTTGTGGATAACCACTCTGCGATAGTTTCCCGCTTCCACAGGGGCTTGTTCCCTATGTAGATGTCTGGCTCTGGAAGGGTGTTCCGCTTTTTGTATGTCCAAAGAGTTTTGTATCGCAATCCTGCGGATTCTGCGACTTCTTTGCCTGTGAGTAAATCTCTTAGTTCCATTTAGTTTGTCCTTCAAAAGTGATAGCAGCATACTGCTCCTTAGTTTTGTTCCAATGAATCGTCAAATCGCCATTCAACGACTTTGAGAGAGCCTAGGCCATTCTCTACGAGGGTCTGTGCCTGCTCCTGGGTGAGTTCGCTATCGGAGCTAACGACATAGGTGCGGATGACATCCACCCAATAGGTGTTATTCATCTTCGCCCTCTTCTTTGACGACCACGCTGTCCTGGAACTCCCGCCCAGTTTCACGGGAATCGTAGCTCATTCCGCTCTCGTAGAACTCTGTGAGAGCGGCATCCTTGCTGTCCGCCTCTATCTCGGTGCGGTAGTAAATCTCTTCTGTCCAGAAGATGTTGTATTTAGGCATTACGATAACTCCTCAACCTCGTGGCCTGTGTAGCCATTGGCATAGGTGTTGAACCCGTTGTCGGTGTTGAGAATCTCATAGGCCATCTCAACTGCGGTGTTTTTGTCTATCGCTTCGACCTCAACTCGGTGATAGACCTCTTCATTGACTAGCACTAAGAACTTAGGCATTGGTTGTCTCCTTGGTGTTGTTTGCGGTGTCCCGTAGGGCTGCTTGATAGCCCTCGTCAAACGCCTGGCGGACATTCACCACTTGGTGAATTGGTGTATCGGTTTCGACAGAGTAGGCCTCTATCTTGCCCCAGAAGTCCCAGAAGGACTGCTCCTGCTGACTAAGCATTTACGCTCTCCTTGCTCTCGTCATACCCACGCTGAACGATAAACTCATTCAGCTCATCCGCAGCCTTGCGAACTCGGCCTTCGGATAGCAACTCCTGGATGCGGAGCAGCCAATGGGTGTCGCTCAATTGGATAGGGGCTTCGTAGTCCAGCCCCACATAGATAGTTTCAAGGATGAGTGAATCTCGGTCGGGAATGGACTGGCCATCCAACTGGGTCTTCTCATCCAACAGGCGGCCAAGGTATCCTCGTAGGGTGTCTTCTTGAACCGGGGTTAGTTCCATAGTGGTCATTTGGTCTGCTCCAATGCTGCTTCGGCTACTTCTTCAAACATCTGACGAAGGCTCTCAATCTGCTCTGGAATGTCCGAGCAGTCCTCAAACTGCTCCCAGACCATTACATCCCCGTTGCTCTCCCAGTCATCCTGCTCAAGAATCTCAATCACCTGGTCGTAGGTGAGCTTGGTGTCCCACTCGGACAGGATGAAGGCCAATGCCTGCCGTTCGCACAGGTCTTTGATGTAGGTGCTTACTTCCATTTGGCTAGATACTCCTCTGCGGTTGGAAGGTCGTTGAGGTCGCACTCAACGACATCTCCGTTGTATTTGGTGATGAACTTGCCTTCTTTGAAGTCAAGGGTGAATACGCCTTCGCAGTAAGATTCATCCTGCTCAAACGAAGCCTGATTCACCAGCGGCACTCGGCCAATTGAGTAGGTGATGACTTTGAGAATGTCCGTGGCGGTTTCACGGGCAAGGTTTGGATAACGAAGAGAGAGCTTCTTGCCCTCGTCAAGGGTCATCCAGCCATCCCCGGTGGTTTCAAACTCGCCATAGAGGCGGTCAATCTCTTCATCACTAGCGAAGTAGGCCTTAGCCAACGACTCCTCAATGGTGTCCAGGATGCGGTATTCGCTGCTGATGAAGTTGAGCATCTTGACACCCTGCCCCGAAGGGTATCCGTCAAACTGCCCGTATTGAGCTACACGAAGGTTGCCTTCGCGATCAATTACCTTAGTGAGATTACGAGTTCCCATAAGTTGTTGCCTTCCATTTGTTTGGTTGTAGTAATTATTACTACAAGTCTTAGTGTAGTGTCAAGTCCGACATTTTTAGAAACTGCTGAACGAGATGATGTTGTTGCCCAACTCTTTGGCAAGGGTGAAGATGTCGCTGATGCTAACCTCTCGGCTCTCACCTTTGTTGTTGTAGGCAACCGCATAGCCCCCGAGGTAGTTGAGCTTCTCGTTGCCCACTTCCATAATGACTGCGACTGCTCCATCCACCAAGTGGCGGCGGAATACATCCGAGTAGTCAATGTCTAGGTCGGTTTCGTCATCCTGATACGACCACTCAAACCCGCCCTCATTCTCGCTGATGAGCATTGCGAAGTCGTCATCCAGTTTGACCCGTAGGCCATACTTCTTCATCTCGGCCTCAAACGCATTCGGGTCTTTGACCTGGAAGAAGTTGGTGCGACCTACTCCGTAGTAATTAGCCATTAGTTGCTCTCCTTGGTTGCTAGTTGGATGTCGGCTTCATCCCAGTTAGTTGTGCCGTCTTTGTAGAACCGGGCATAATCAACCTCGGCACTACCTTCTTCTAGAATCGTCTTTGCTTCTTCAATTGAGTCTGCCTCAATCTCAAACCAGCCCCGCAGATTCTCTTCAAACGGAATGGTGTAAGTTGCCATTAGTTGCCATCCTTCGCTATGGTCTTGCTGTTTAGAATTGCCAACGCCTGGCCATAGGCTTCATCCGAGAAGCCTTCCCAAGCCTCAGCTTCGGTGTCCCAGACCTGCTGGTCTTTGTCGAAACGAGCCATAAAGGCCTCGTCATCTAGGTAAATCTGCTCGTCAGTCAAATCAACTGCGACAACAAAATAGACCCTCTTGCTCATTTGTTGCTCCTTAGTTTTGTTATTGCTACTGCCTTACCCCAGACCTCGCTGTGGTGGGTCTGTGATAAATCTATGAAGTCGGTGTCTAGCCACTTAGTCGCATCTACGACTACCAGCTCACCAACGCCCCATTCCCCGCTGTCTGCTACCCAGACAGATAGGTCAGGTATCTCCACCACTCCGTGGTGTTTGGCTGCCAATGCTCGGAAGTCTGCCTTACTCATTGCTGCTCCCGTGGCACTCGCACTCGCACTTATTGAGTTTCTCCCAGAGTAGATACTCCGACCGACATTCTTTGTGATGCCCGGTCATACACCAGCCAAACAATCGTGGCTTATCGCTCTTGCTGCCCAACACAAACAATCACGCTCCCTTGCCAGCCACGAGGGCTGACCAGCGTTCGCGACGCTCTTCGATACAGGCTTCGCATACTTGGTGAGCGGTGTATTGCTCACGCTCTTCGACCAAGTGTTGCTGACCGCAGTCCCAACAGGCTACCCAGACCCTAATCATTGCTGGCCGCCTGATACGAATTGAGGATAGATTCCAGCTCGGACACCTTGCGATAGAGCCACTCAATCTCTCGGACTTGCTTCTGAATACGCTCCTGCTGTCCTTTGAGGGCTTCGGTGGATAGCCTGATGACTTCTGTGCCACGGGTAATCTGCTCCTGATACTTCTGAACCAGGTCGGTCATATTACGAAGCATCTCAACCGCTTCTTGGGCTTGCTCTTGGCTAATCATTGTTATCGCTCCATTCTTGGCTGCTGAACCAAGTCAATGCCCTCGGCCTGGAATAGCACAGGGGTTGGCTTACCCGACTTCTTTGCGGGCAGGCTCATTGTGAAGGTCTTGCTTCTAGCAGTCGGGCTAGGGGATAGCACCTTCGCAATCTTGGTGGTCATTGCTAGGTCTAGCACAGCCACGCTCTCGCTCTTCTCTGCCTGGACCAACTCGGCAACCATTCCGACCATCTTTTCAGTCAAGCCCTTCCAGTAATTCGCGATCATATCCGAAGCAGACAGAGCCAATGAGCTAGTGGCGGTGGCCACCTCGGTGGCAGTAAGACGAATGGTCGCCTTGCTCTGCTTGATGAACTTCACAGCATCCGCATTGAGCGTGGCCTCAAACGATTCGTCTTCGGCACTCACGAAGTCCTGAATGGTCATTACGCCGCCAATGTATTTATCGGTGGCTACTGCCCGCAGGGTCTTGGCTTCGCTGTCGTATCGCAGATAGACCAGCGATAGGTTGGTGTCCTTCTTATCGGTCAGCTCTGCCATAGAAGCCAGGGCTTGGGCCGCGTGATTACTTAGTTCCAATTTTTTCTCCTTAGTTGGAATCTAGGTGGCCGGGGAATGAAGGGAGATGAAGGGATACCCGGCCACCTAGAAGTATTTAGTTAGTTTGACTTACTCGTCTTCGTCTTGGTCTTCGCCAAGGTCGCACTCGTGAAGCATAAAGGCTAGGTGAATGTCTTTGGTTTCACCCGTAAAGCTAGACCCACAGCGGTCGCAGGTTAGAGTTCGCATTGCTCTCCTTCTTTGGTTTAGTTGGTTCGACCTTATCCGACACTCTTGGTCAGGCATAGGCCTTTGGTTGATTCGTTATCAACCTGTGATAATTGCCAATGCCTCTTCGTAAGTCTTTGGCAATGGGTCAAGATAGTTGCCCGATAGGGCTTCGTCATCCGCAAGCTCCCAAAACTTCTTGGTGTTGCCATTCGGTGAGGTGTAGATGACTTCGACTTCGTGAGCCAAAAAGAAGACTTCACCAGCGAACCACGCTTCGGTGTATCTCGCCGCTCGGTCTAGGTCTTCGCTGCTCTCGCCATAGAAGACAACCTTTGCCCACTCGCCCTGGGTAGCACCACGAAGCGTTCGGAATGAAACCGCATACTCGCCTTCGCCATACCCGTCAAAATACTCACGGATACGCTGCTCCAATTCTTCTTGGACATAGGTGTCTTTGTGATCGCGAATCAAGTCCCGAACCAAGTCGCTGTGCCAGTCATCCTCTTCGGTCGTGCCGAAGTCGCTGATGTTGCGACCAGAGCTGATGAGTTGGCAACCAAGGTTGTCCCACCAGAGCAATGGGCATTCCGCTTCGTTGTCGTAGTAAATGGCTACTCGGTGGCCTTGACCATTCTCCAAGACTTCTACCAATTCTTCGTTGCTGCTCATTCGCCTTCTCCTTTGGCTAGGTAATTCTGAACTTCTGTTTCGCTTGCTCCGCAATACTCGCACCAGGTCAGCCGGGCTTCGACCAACCATTCGTGGGAGCAGTCCCGCAAGTGGTCGGTGAATGGTTCGACCTCGTAGCTCGTGAGCATACGCTCCACATACGGGCTTGGAATGCTCTGCTCCGCATAGCACTTAGGGCAAAGCAGGCGGTTGTCGCTGGTGAGAGCATTCTCGCCATAGAAGCCACCGCAACTTGGGCAGTCGAAAACATAGACCGCTTCGTGGTCAGTCATTCTCTTCTCCACACTTCTCTGCGAAGTCCTGATACTGCTCAACAGCAGAATCGCTGAATGGTGTTGCCAAGGTCGAATACTGCTCGGCATAGGCCACGAATCGCTCCCAAGTGTTTAGGTCGCTGACGACATCAACCAAGTCATCCCGGCTCACAATCTGCCAGACCAACTGCTCGTCATCTGAATAACGCTTCTGAATGAACTCAATGAGCTCTGCTTTGGTGGTCATTAGACAATCTCCTTCTCGTGATAGACCTGGCAATTCCCGTGGTGATAGGCGTGGCAGTCCGCACAAGACCCGCACTCGCCCTTGGCAATGTCTTGGTGGCATTCGTAGTGGCAAGTAGGGCAGACCCAAGCTCCGTTGTGGTCGCAGCACTTGGAGCAATTACCGCAATCGCCACAGCGACCTTCTCGCGATCCAAGCTCATACTTGCCACCGCACTTATCGCAATCGCCAAACTCATCTTCGACTGGCTTCGCGTCGGTAAGGCGAATGGCCTTATGCTCGCTCTGACCTTCCCAGTCAATGGCGAAGCCCGCCTGCTCAAACGCTGCCACGACCACCCGGCCGCTCGGCGTGAGCTCTCCGTCTTTGGAGAGATTCCCGTGATAGACCCACACTTCTTCGGGGCTGTCTGTCCTAGTGATTCGGTTGCCCTGACCGCCGAATGTCCAAATCATTGGCACATCATCCGCATACGGGAACTCGGCAACCGCACAACTGCGACAGCACGACATTACATTCAGCCTGGTCGTGATACCCTTCTTCGCGATCACGCCGAAGGCCGCTTTGATGTTTGCTAATTCCATTTACCGCTCCTTCATTCTCTGTCTGTCGTTATCCGACACTTTGATTCTGCCGCACTTGCCCAACACAAACAACAGGCGACAGGCTTTGTTTGATTACGATTCGATAACGCTTACGAATCGCGAACCGCTTTGGCTTAGGTATTCTCCATTCACGAAGAAGACCAAGGTATGGCTATCCACCAGCTTGCGACTGGCCTGCCAATCGAATGAATCGCCCGGCTTGGTGAGATTACAAGTCATTGCGAAGAAGTGAAGCACATCAGGGTCATACTCCAAGTTTGGAACGCTGACCGAATCACGCTGATACTGAATGCTCTCAACGGGTTGCCACTCACCTTCCAAGAACTCTTCCGCATAGGCGAAGAACTCTTGGTCGGTGTCTATCTTCCCAACGATTCGATAGGCCACATCAGGCTCATCCGTATTGACCATAGGCAGGACTTGGGTAATCACTTCTCGCCCACCTTGCCCCAGGTCAGGACTTCGCCATAGAACTGCCCGAAGTCGTGAGCCATTGACCCCGACTTTATCCACCCGTCTAGGTGAGCGTGAAGCTCTCCCACGAAGGCCAGCCAGTCTTCCGTGGTCGGGAATGCTGATCGCGAAAAGACACCCGCAGAATCGGCTACACCGCCATAGCAATTCGCGTCCATAAACGCGTGAATCTCGTCAAACGCTTTGACCGACAGCGGGACATAGCCCCGACTAATGTCGTCTAGAATCTCAAACTCGGCACGGGCTTTACACCGGGCAAACAACTGCTTCTCCATTAGGCCACCACGCTCTCGGTCTTGGCCTGCTCGGCACGAACCCGCTCCAATTCCAGCAGGACATTCTCCAAGCGGGCAGCGTTGTGCTTGCCGATTCGCAAGTCTTCGACAAGCACTCGCAGACCTTCACGAGATAGCTCCAAAGTGAATGGCTGATAGGTTCGCGATGAATCGAAGCGAATCGAATACGACTGGCCTTCTAAGACTTCTTTGAGAAGTGGCTTTACCCGGCCTTCCAAGAAGTCCCGCTGCTCTCTCTCGTTTGCCTGTCGGCGGAGATAGGCAATCTCTTTATCCCGCTTGGCAATCTCAATGTTTGCGACTGCTTCTCGGTATTCGCCAATCAGGTATCGGCCTAGAACTTTGGTTGGCGAACCTGCTTTGTCTTCGCCCGTTTCGCGATCCGTGCGGATGAACTCCACTTCGATACTGCCCTTGGCATCTCGCCATAGAAGCTTTGGGTTCAGGTCTAGCACCTTGACCCGCTCAACCCAGGTCGGGTTGCTCTTGGTTGAGTAGGCATACTCTCGGCCTACAACTAACTCGGTCTTCTTCATTCTCTGCTCTCCTTCATTGAGCGTTTGATAAGTAGGAGTTTATCCTACACTTTGGGACATAACAATAGCGACACACAAAAAACTGAACTTCACAGCAAACTGCCAGCCAACACAAACAATCACTCGGCCTGCCCCTGCCCGGCTCGTGCCTGGACTTGCTCCAAGGCGTGGCCTAGGTCTAGGACTTGGGCAAGGGCTTGCTGATAGGCAGCCACCAAGTTGGCGGGGGCTTCCACCGCCTGCTCTTGCCACCAGAGCTCGGCAATGCCTGCCTGCTCATAATCTCGCTTAGTGGATACAGCAAGCACTTCGACACCCTTCGCAATCACAACCAGCATTAGGCCACCTTCCCATTCTCTTGATTCAGTTGGCTATCGAACCACGCTTCCGCGTCGCTTGCGAACTCGCCAGCCCACTTGGTAAAGCCCCTGTCGCTCTCCACAGCCTGGACCAACAGAGCCAAGCGGGCTATGGCCTGCGGGAGCGTGGTGAATCTCTCCACCCATTCATTCACGGCATAATCATTCCACACCAGCACGAAGCCTTCCCCGTGCGGATAGATACGAGCCACGAAGCTCTCCTGCTCAATCTTGACCAACTCGCTCATTCCCCGGCCCCCTAAGCAATCGCCAAGACTTGACGGGCGGGAATGTAGCGGTCTTCGATTAGGCCACGCTTGACCAACAGACCGCCGAGCTCATAGCCCGCCAAGAAGTAGCGGTCAGTCCCAACACCTTGGCCTTTGAGCCAATCTTGCTTGGTCAGGCTCTCGCCATACTCGGCGGCGAACCAATAGTTCAGCCATAGGTCGCTAAGGCCTTGGTCAGTTGGATACACCAAGCGAATGGAATACGAATACGACAGATTACTTTGGCTCGTGCGGTGGATTGCGACAACCAACTTGCCACCCGCTCCTAGCCCCTTGGCTACTCGCTGGGCAATGTCGGCCTTCTCCTGCTCGGTCAATGTTGCTTTGCTCATCTTCATTCTTCCCTTCTAGTAGATGAACTCACTCGGCAGAACATCCGCCAAGGTGTAGGTGTGGTCTTCTTCTTCGGGGTCAAGAACCCCCCGCTTCACGAGCTCGTCTTCGATAACCTGCCAATCGTGGAGCAGGTCATCGGCGTGGCGGGTGCTGTCCCAAGGGCTGGCCATTAGCCACCCGTGGGCTTGGTGGAATATCGCCCAGGCTTTGGTCAGGTCTTCGGTTGTGGCCTTGGTGGCTCGGTCTGCTGTCCAAATGTTGCTCATCACTTGCCCCCTTCTTCGTTGGCCTTGCCACAGAATCCGCAACGCTTGGTGAATCGGTTTATGCCGCCCCCATTGACTTCGCCACACTCACAAGCCCACTCGCTCAACCATTGGCGATAATGGGTCGCACACCACACTTCTGCGGTGGCCGGGCGGTCGCAACGCTCGCAACGCTCAACTTCGGTCTTCTTCATTAGTTGCTCTCCTTCATTAGTTCGACCTTGCGGCGGAGCTGGTCTAGGTAGTCGCCCGCCTGTCGGTTGTGGGTTTCGTTGCTTGGGTCTTTGGCTCGGTAGTGGGCAGCAATGTGCCTATCACGAAGCACAATCAAGGCCACCGAGATGGCGTGAATCTCAGCACGGGTCAAGGGCTGGGCCGGGTCAGGCGTGATTGCGGGGACTTGTTTCAGGCTGGTGTCGTAAAGTGCCATTAGTTGGTGATTCCCTTCTGCTGGAACATTGCCACCAAGTTGGCAATGAGCTCGGTTGGTCGGTTGGTGTAGGTCAGTTGCTCCTGCCCTTCGGTTGGTTCGGCATTGAGCCAAATGGTGAAGGTCTTGGTTGGTTCATCCCAAGTTTCACCGATACCGATTCCAACACCTTCACGGAGTGGCACATAAACGCCTTCGATTCCCCCCGCCCAGTAGTTGCCGTCATATTCGGCGGTGATTCCAAGACCGCCCAGGCGGGTGGCCAGTTTCGCTAAGTTGCTCATTAGTTGCCTGCCTTGGTGTTGCCCAGAATGGTGAAGTTGTGGTGGTTGGCTAGGTGGTTGCTCCATTGCCACCACAACATTGGCTCGGTTTCGTTTGAGCAGAAGACACACCGAAGGGTGTCGTCATTCGCAATTGGTTGGTCAAAGGTCATTGGTTTGAGCTCTGTCCCCCAGAAGATACGAACGCTTTGGTCGTGAAGGTGAAGACGGATGTCCATTTGGTGGTGCCCCTGTCCCCCCTGTTGGTTTGATGAGAGCGGGGGCCAGGGGGTTGCCCCCGCTCTCGGTGTCGGTAATTACCCGACAAGACCAATCCAAGCACAACCCACCGACAAAAGCAAACACCGACACCTAAAAAATCGTAATTCCCAGCAAGTTGCCAGCAAGCTGAGATCGCGAATTGCCAGCCCCCTATCGCCATATATACAAGGTATGAAACGCCCCTGCCCTCGGGGGTCAAAGGGGGCTTGCCCCCTTCACAGGGAACGACCAGGGAACACCAAGCAAACTCACAGCATCCAGATGGAGAAGGATACACAAAGAAGAGAGAGATAACAAGAGCTCACAGGACATTCACAGCAAAACGGAAGAATCACAGATGCAGCTCAAAGTCAAGTAAAACCTAGAACTCACAGGATACTCACAGAATAGGGTTTAGATCGCGTATGGCCTAAACAGCCCCAGAATGCCCGTAGAAGCCACGACCCCCCCTAAATAGGTAATCACCCCACCCACCGCCTGAAAAGGCGTTAGAAGCCAATCTCATACCTGATACCAAGCCAGACCTGGTGTGTAGAGCTGGTCGTATCCACAGCGACCCCTGCCAAAGTGGCCAAAGTAGCCAAATTCACAGGAATGCTCCCGGCTAATCGTTATCTAATCGTTATCGAGGTTATCGGCGTGTCGAATTGACTAGGGGGCAGGGTTAGACTAAGATAGCTGGCTGGGGCGGCCAGGTGACAGCCGCACCTAACACCCCCAAATTGGACACAGTAGCCAAATTTAGGCATAAATCGCCCCTGCTAGATAGGCCAAAGTGGCTAAAGTACGGGCCAAAGTGTCGGTTTTGCCCAAGGAACAAACACCCTGCCATTGACCGTTTCACGTGAAACATCAAAATTTAGGTATAAACGGCCCCTGCTGTTCCTGTAAGGTTGTCGCATGAGTGAGATTACCCCTATTAGACCTTCACAAGTCCTTTCCCACCTAAAAATGCTCGGCGTGGACCTATCTAAGTCAGCCGGGAAGTCCACGAAGGGCGGGTATGACACTCGTGGCTGGAAACTGACCTCTGTAGACCGTAAAGGCAACAAGGCGTTGTCTTCTGGTGGCCGAGTCCACACCCCAGCCGAAGCTGTTTTGATGAGTTATCGAGACGGAAGCACCTGGTCGAGCACTAAGGCTCCTGCTATGGCTAAACACGATGAGGAATTGCCTAAGATTTTGAGCCAACTATCTAGCCACGGATTTACCGTTGAGCCTACTGCTGGTGGCCACCTAATTACTCGTCAAATTTAGGGATAAAACGCCCCGATAAGTTTTTACTCAGCACATAGCACACAGTAGCCACGTTAGTCAAGATAGCAGGGGCGTTCTAAGGTAAAGTTTTTCGTATGACCTACGACTTTTCCCAGTACCCAGCAATGTTGAGGGCAATCAACGACAACATTGGTCACGTATCGCGTCTACACGCTCAGCTCGTGCGTAATGCTCCTAAAGACCGCCTTGATGACTACAGTGCCTACACTGACTCAATTCACAAGGGTCTACACCAACTAGGTGCGGAGTATCAGAAGAACGGCAGTGTGCCAAGTAACTTGCTAAACGAGGTTGCTGGTGGCGTCTTGAACCTATCTGCAGAGCACAGGGCTTACTGTGGCGATGGTGGAGAGAACGATGCCACTGAAGGTCACGTAGCGTCACTAGACAAGGCTGCTGAAGGCATCACCCACGACAATGATGTCGAAACCCCAGACTTCAACATGCGGTGGCTTGCCCGCTAATCATGGCAGAACCAGATAACGTAGGTGGCCAATTCAGGCCGATAGCCCGTCAAATGTTGCTAGATGGCATCCATGACCATCTTGACGCTATCAAAAAAATTACTGCCCCAGCAGCAGGGCAGGTATTTGGTCAAGACCTATCTGACCGGGAAATGCTAGACCACCCATCTGTCCAGGCAGATAACAACTTGTATCATGCAAAGCACCACATGACGTATGCACAGGACGCATCAACCAATGGCGACACTATGGGCGTATTGAATAGCACTGCTCAAGGCGGAAAGCACCTTGTAGAGGCAGTCAAAGCTGCTACAGAGTCTCCACACATCACCGATGCAGATAAAGGTGCCATAGTCAATCACATGACCGATGCATTGGGCAAAATCAATTCTGTTCACCGTCTAGTTATGGAAGAGTTGTCCTAATGGCTAGAAGCGATGAGTTTGAAGGTGGCATCGAGGGCTTGCCTTCACACATGTCCGCCAATGAACTCTTTGGCCATGTAGCACTAGAAGACCACGAGGACCTTCGAGGCCGTTTTGACTTTGCTGGTGGCGATGACAGGAAACTGCTCAACTACAAGTACAAGAACGCTGTTGCCAATGGGCTAAAGGACGACATCCTAGAGAATGGCATCCAGTCGCCTATTGAGATTCACGTAGACAGGTACGGGGACAAGACGTTGACTCAAGGGCACCACCGTTTGGCAGTTATGTTGAAGCATCGCCCAAACACGCCTATTCCTATTCACTGGTGGAAGGGCTAAAGTGATGCGAAAAAGTAGTGCCTCGGCGGAAAGGGCCAACTAACTAATGGCAATAGGAAACATCCACGGCATTGGTATAGACGTTATGAGACGTCAAGCGGCCAATTACGACAATTTGATTGGTAAGGCTAATTCTGTCTTGGGCAGTATCAAGCAGACCCCAAAGGTAGTCAAACTATTCAATACCAATGACGCTTTGCATGCTCAGGCAGAAGACCACGAGATTCTAGCTCACGCTGCTCACGATGAGGGCTCCTATGGCCAGGCATTGGGCCACTTGCAGAACCACGCAGACACTCTAGAAAAGATGCTTGATAACACCAGTTCTGTTATGGGTAAGAACCACCCATTGACTCACGTTTACTTTAGCGGACTTGTTGATGCTAATAACCTAGTTCGCCACTATAAGAACAACGTCGTAGAGCCTCAGCAGAATAACCTGTCTGTTGGTCAGCAGTTCCGTACAATTGGCGATGTAGTTCGAGAGAGTCACCCAGATTGGAAGGGCGAGTAATGGTCAGCGAAGAAAACATTGGACAGCAGCTCCAGTACGCCAGACCTGTGTATTCAGGACCAGGTTTAGCAGGATTTGGACGTGCATTTAGGTGGAACAAGTACGCATTGTCAGAGCGAAAGCCTGATGAGATTAAAGGCGAACCGGGTGCCCGCTGGGGAAGAGATGTCGCTCTAGTACCTGTTTCTAAACTAAACCGCTATCGTGAGTACGACCGAACTGGTGCTCAGGCTCATCCAGACAGTGAGCAAATCATCAACAGCATTGCAGATGACCTACGCAAAGGCGGAGTCAACGCTATGCGTGAACCTGTTTATTTGGACTACAACCACGAAACGAATTATGCGTATCTAGGTGAAGGACATCACCGCCTAGAAGCAGCGAAACGAGCAGGTCTAACTCACATTCCTGTGCGTGTAATCGGAAGTGTTTACCCTGAACGTTTTGAGAAGCGGAAGTCTCTTTTTAGGGGAGCACCGCTGCACATGGATACTCGCCTAGTTGAGGGCGACGGTGTCTCTAAAAGGAATGATGGGTATTGGTCAAACATGATTCACCCCGGTAATTTCCAAGAGTTCGAGGGTGCACGATGAATCCAGAAGATAGCAAACAGTTCGACGAGATTATGGGTCGAAACTTTACTGCCAATGACCAAAAGAAAATGGTTGGCGATGCAGTTGGTGCTAAGGCTTGGAGCGACATGGAAGGCATTTTCGGCTCTTATCGCGGTGCCGTTGAGCACGAGGCCAATCAGCGTATGGCTCTCTTCCCAGAGCACATGATGAGCATTGACGAAGATGGTCGCCACGTTTCTTACACTTCGCCTAGCGGTTGGAAGCACACCTGGCATGGTGGAGAGTACATCGAACACAGTCACCCAAAGCATGGCGTTGTAGACATGACTAACGTCAGCAATCGCAAGGGAGAGTTGCCTACACTAGCTCCAGAAGAGTTCTTGCAACATGCAAAGGATGCTGAAGAAGAACATAAAGACACCGACTTCCGATACTGGTAGTATTGGAACTAACCTACTGGGCGGGTTGAAAGAAGTATCATGGCTGGTAGAATCAGAAACGCAATCAACCGTGCGGGTGTAGCCGCTCTTGCCTCTGGCTTCGGTGCCAAGGCTGGCTCATCGATTGGTCGAGACGTTGCAACCACTATTGTGCCACTGCAGACTAAGCAGGATGGCTACGACCCTATCACCAATCCTGTCACCAAGGCTGTAATTGACCACGTGCCTCACATGGTCGCTACTAATGCTGACCAGGTTGCTCAGGCGTCTCAGATTGGCCACGGTGTTGGTGCAACTGTTGGTGCCCTAGTTTTGGGCGGTCTTGCAATCAAGGCACACAATGCACTGCGTAAAGAGCAGTTTGGAAAACTCGGTAAGTAACTCATGCCAACCACGCATGACTGTAAGTACTGTGGTGACTGGATTAAGTTCAGCCCTCGTTTCCGTTTTAACGGCCCCATAACTAAGCGAGACATCGCAGGTGGCGTTTGGGTTCACGCAATGAAGAATCCGTATTGTGGTCGTCCAACCCCTAAGGACGGCGTTACTCCAGAAGATAACCTCCGCCTACAGGGCAAGGAGATTGAGGGCGACTAATGGCTGATTGGCTTGAAGGCAAGGAAATCAATCCTGAGCTTCAGAAGGCTATTGATGAACACCTAGATGTGATGCACTATGGCTGCATGAAGGTGGCTCGTCAGATTAGTTGGAGCTCTAAGAAGGCACATACTGCTTGGCGTAAAGCAACTGAGAATCACTTGGGCTTCAAGTTGCCACCTAGTTTCTTGAATGAAGAACCTAAGCCAAAAATAAACCGCAATGTCTCTCGTATCCAGGGCAATCCTATTAACGACATCATCACTAGGGATAAAGACTAATGGGTGCAGAGAATAACTTAGGGCCGATGTTTCAGGGGGGCACTCTATACCACGGCTCTCCTCACCCATTTAAGCCTGGTGACATCATTCGCCCTAGAAACCCTAAACTAGGTGCATCAGCCACGCCAGATAAAGACATGGCTAGAGGATATGCTCAGAGCCGTTTTCTTCCTCTCCCACATCTAGTTGCGAAGGGCTACAAGCCTCGAGTATTTCAGGTTGAACCTGTAAGCACAGCCACTCATGGCAAATTTGGCGGAAAAGAAGTGAACGATAAGCAGGGCTTCAGGGTTATCAAGGAAGTGGAAGACTAATGGGCCGTAATAACGCAGACTTCCATGGCCTAGTCTTTACTCACAAAGAGCAGCCATACGGCGAAATAACGATTGAAGCCAGCCACCCAGAGCTTGGGTTCTTGGGCTCGATGAGACTCAGTAAATACCGAGAAGTCAAGGACATTAGGGTTGGGGAGCCTTTTCGTCGCAAAGGTGTGGCCACGGGTATGTGGAATTACGCTAAGGCACAAGGCTTCAACCCAGAGCACTCAGATAGCCGAACCAAGGATGGCGATGCTTGGGCAGCTTCTACTGGCGACTATGTCCCAGATAATAACGGCATCCACAATCCAGATGCCCCAAATGTATGGGGCGAATAGCCGATTTGACTTTGGTCAATAAGTGTGTTTGAATGTAGCCCTCTGAGACGCAGAGAAATATAACTTAATATCGAATTCTTTCGTTTGACGTAGCAGACGGGGAATCTTGAGTGTTTGCATTTTATTCATGCGTTATGTCTTCACTTTAGGCTCCTCGTCTGTTATCGTTTTAACATCCACCCCTAACGTTAGGAAAAACATGTCTGACGAGACTGTAACCCCAGACGCAACTCCAGTAGTAGACGCTACTCCAGTTGCTACCGACGCTCCTGTTGCCGCCCCAGTGGTAGACGCAACCGTAGCCCCAGCAGCAGATGCTACCGCACCTGTTGTTGACACCACCGCTCCAGTTGCTGACGCTGCTCCTGCAGTTGACGCTGCTCCAGTTGTTGCAGATGCAGCACCTGTTGTAGACGCACCTGTTGCTGCTCCAGTTGAGGCACCAGCCGCTCCTGTTGTAGACGCAACTGTTGCTCCAGTAGTCGCAACTGACGACCAGATTACTGATTCAACCGATGACTCGGATGACGAGTTTGACGGTGAGGACATCGACTTTGACGATGACCCAGAGTCGGATGACATCGATTTCGATGACTCGGATGACGACGAGGACGACGAGTTCTAGTCAAAATCTAGCAAAAACCCCGCTATTTGGCGGGGTTTTTGCTATTCTGGGCTAATGGGACGTAATAACGCAGACTTTTTTCATGGAACCAATAAAGAGTTTTCAGAAGGCGACCTAGTCCTTCCTGCAAGTGTGACGGGTGCTTCTCGTCCTACGGAAGCGGAATACGGGGAGGGGCTGCCCCCATTCAATGAGCATGAGGGGGTTGCCTTTGCCTCTAAATACGCTCCTGCTGCAACTTATTACGCACGACGTGCAGCGGAAAAACTTGGTGGAACCCCAAATGTCTATAAAGTTACACCAATAGACGAAAACGACCTAAAAGATACTTTTGATGGGATGGAAATCCAGTCTAAGGCGGGATTTAAAGTTGTGGGTAAGGTTCCTTTGGAAGAGTGGAAAAAACCACGTAAATCATCAAAGTAGTGCTATACTCCTAGACGGACACGCCAATTGGGTGTCATAAACAACCTGTGCTTCGGGCAGGGATGCTTGTAGCACAGTTATCGTCGAAAGAGATAGCATGTCACATCAATATCCTGATTACAAACCATACACTCCCCGTCCAAACGAACCTTGGAATCCCCACGAGTCGGACGGCTGGAAGAAACCTGAGAAGGTAAAGCCTCTCACCATCGCAGACCTGTTCCCACATTTGGGACGCCTATCTATTGGCTGGTCACCAATTCTCGAGCAGCTCAAGCAGATTTCTGCTGAGAAGCCTGCTTACCCTCCTTACGACATCGTCAAGATTGATGACGAGACCAACCTGTTGAACGTGGCAGTAGCCGGGTTCTTCAAGCAGGAACTCTCAGTCACAGTTGAGGACGGAACTCTCGTAATCACGGGCAAAAAGAGCAAGAAGAACAAAGCCGAAGGCGAAGTCCTATACCAGGGCATCGCAGCTCGTGACTTCACGCTGAAACTGGCGATTGCCGAGTATTGGCGTGTAAACGGAGCGGCTCTCAACAACGGACTACTAACCGTGACCTTCCAGAAGGAATTGCCTGAAGAAAAGAAGCCAAAGACTATTGACATTAAGTAGTTTTTCTGGTTAACTGTTCTACTGACCAAAATCCGCTATAGGGAGTTTTGGACAAGGGTGCAAGTCCTTAGGGGGCCCAAAGTACACGGGCCCCCGCATTGGTCCATAGTTAAAAGGCATAACGACGAGCTGTTAACTCGTGATTCTTGGTTCGATTCCAGGTGGACCAGCTCAGACCCCTTGTGGAAACACAGGGGGTTTTGTGCTATCTTGGGGGCTATGAAGCACTGCAATAAATGCGACACGGACAAGCCTCTGGGCCAGTTCAATAAGAAGGGGGCTACTCGTCTTCAGGCGTGGTGTAAGGAATGCACCAACATCGCCTCTAGGGAGCGGTACCACCGAGACCGAGACCTGCACAAGTTGCACGTCAAAATCAACCGCAAAACCCGTATGGACAGCATCAAGTCTTGGGTCCGCAACTTCAAGTCCGAAACCCCTTGTTTTGACTGTGGTAACAAGTTCCCTTGGTATGTCATGGACTTTGACCACGTAAATGGCGAAAAAGTGGCCCCTATCTCCTACATGATTTCCAATGGCAATTCAGAGGCCAAGATTATCGAGGAAATCTACAAGTGCGACCTAGTCTGTTCTAACTGCCACCGAGAGAGGACGTTTAGGCGTTCAGGGCATTCTGAGATTGATAAAATCGAATTTCGGTCAGAATAAGGAGCAAAAATGGCATTGCCCAAAAAGATAAAAATCGGTTCTCAGACGTACGCAATTTACGAGCGGGCAATAAGCGAGGATGCGGGGCTAAACGACGCCCATGCGTATACCTACACTAACGGCAACTTTATCGTTGTCAACAAAGACCTGACCCCACAATTACAGCGTCGCTATTTGATGCATGAAATCCTTCATGCAGTCATTTTTATTTTTGGCCAGAACGATAAGGCCGATAAAGACGAGCGAACCGATACCAATGAAAATCTTGAGCACTGGTTCATCTACCTTGTGCAAGAGCCTTTAGTGATGGTCCTTAGGGATAACCCAGGATTAGTTAGTTTCTTGGTAGGAGAATAATGCCTAATTTCAGCAAGAAGGAACTCAAGTATTTGGCTAATGCCGATAAGAAGTTCCAAGAAGAGCAACTACAGGCGGCTACTGCTGCTGAACAGCTCACTAAGGCAATTGCTACGGTTGAGCAGTATCGAGACGAACTGACTGATGGTCAGTACGCAGATGTCACTGCTAAGTTTGAAGAGCAGAAGAAGGAAATCGAAAACTTCCTGCTGAAGTCCCGTGACAAGTATGTTGCAAAGCTCAAGGAACTTGGCGACCCTCGCATTGACCCTGAGACCGGGGAATTGCTCTAGTGCCTACCTACGACTACTCCTGCCCCCTCTGTAACGCCTCAAAATCGGTTGTAAAGTCCATTCACGACAATAACGAGGAAACCTGTGAGAACTGCCATGTAGCCCTTGTAAAGGCGTTTTCAGCCCCTCCTGTGAGTTTCAAAGGTGGCGGTTGGGCATCTAAAGATTAACGGCAGTTAACAATTTGAGACCCTAGTACTTCTGTGCTAGGGTTTTTCTCTAACTGAATATTGGCAACACTTAAATAGAGTAACGACCGAGTACTAAAGAAATGAAAGGTAGGTCGCCATGGTAAAGAAGTTCATTGCAGCAAGTGCTATCGCACTGGTAATGGCAGGGTGCTCCGCAAGTATTGGAGCAACTAATCAGGCTAGTGCAGTAGCCGTCAAGCAGGTTGTGGAACCTGCACAGGTGAATCTCGTAAAGAAAGTCAGCCTTATGGCTGAAGGTCAGCGAGTTCAGACTGTAATCCGCCGCTTGGAGAGTCGTATCGGAAAGACTTGGTACGTATTCTCAGGCGACACCCCCGCAGGGTGGGACTGTTCAGGTCTCGTCATGTGGGCATACCAACAATTAGGAATCAATGTCCCACACTCAGCAAATAAGTTGGGACACCTCAACAAGGGTGTAAAAGACCCTCGTCCTGGGGACATCGTGGTATGGGCTTATGGTAAGTCCACGTCTTACTACCACGCCGCTATCTACATTGGTAACGGAAAAGTAATTCACTCTGGTTTCTATAAGGGAACTACTACGCAGATTATCAGTCTGAGTAGTATGAACTTCAAAGGCAGTACGCCGAAGTTCATTCGGTTGATACAAACCCTCTAGTCTTAAGGGGTCCCGAAAGGGGCCCCTTTTGCTATTCTTGGGGTATGTCTAGTCATAACAACGAGTTTGAGCTACAGAAGCCACTCCACAAGCGTGGAAACACCGTTGTGTTCGATTTGGACGGCACTCTCGCAGACAACATGACTTGGGAGAAGCACCACAAGGCTAAGAACGGCAAGAACGCCAACTTCGCGGCTGAGGCTCTCGAGGTGGGCACTAACAAGAAGATTGTCGAGAAACTTCAGGAAGCCAAGCAGGATGGCGACAACATCGTAATCCTTACCGCTCGTTCCGCTCACTACCGTGATGAGACTAAGAAGTGGCTTGCTAAGAACGGCATTGAGTACGACGCCTTAGTTATGCGTCCTACCGACAACCAAGACAAGGACAAGAAGGTCAAGCGTGACCTACTTGAGGAAGACATCCTGCCAAAGTTCGATGTCAAGACTGCTTACGATGACAAAAAAAAGAACAGAAAAATGTTTGAAAAATTAGGCGTAGATGCCAAGGGAGTTAACTAATGTGCTCAGATTGCCGTAGCTCTACCCAGGGTGTTTACAACACTTCTGAAGATAACCTCAACTCTAAGCCTTACACCGACGATAACGGTGCACAGAGTGAGAGTGGCTCAGCCTCTGAAGAGGGCCTGCCTAACGGTCAGGACGAAAAGTTCGAGCAGACCAAGAGCACTCCAGCCAAGAACACTCAAATTGGCGAACAAGGATTTGGTAGTTAATGACTGCCCCACTATCTCTAGCACAGAACTCTTCCCGTGCCCTAGCCTCTGGGATGTTTGGTGGCCAGAAGCAGGTTATCGCCCCTCGCGGTTCATACGTCGTGCAGGGCGTTGGCGACCCAGCCATGGGATATGACGGAACTCCCGGCTACGCTTGGAATGTAATGCCTGGCCTAATTGGTGGCCTTTCAGACTTTGGGCAAGTGAGCACCGATACTGGTGTTCCAGTGGGAACCCCTGAGGTTCCAGATGAGGGCAAGGTTGGCGGCGGTCCTATTCAGGCTCAAGTGCCTGACTATGGGGGCACGGCTGCTTACTAGACCTGCCACGTGCAATGGTAGGAACAAATCCCGACAGGAATAGTGAGACAAGGGGCACTAGCAGAGGTGACTAGTGCCCCTTGCTCTATCAGGAGTGTTTTTGGTCAGACAATCTCATCAGAGTAAAAAGAAACCGCAACGTGTGACTAGGCCCCGAAATCTTCTCGCTAGTCAACAAAAGATGTCGATAACACGACGAGCGGCCCAAAGTAAAGCCAAAATTCAGGAAGACCCTGAGAGTTAGGCGTGTTTATTCTGGAGTAATGTTCGACAATAATACTCGTACAACTCTTTGACGCCTTCTATTCGTCACACTATCTGAGCTCACCAAACCATACCTATCAAATTCTCTACGCCTGATTGGCAAGGAAGAAGGAAACAACATGGTGGCAATTACTGCTCACGATGCAATCCACAACTTTAAGACCTTTGTAGGCAAGCCTCGTACTGAGCTTCCATGGCTCAACGGCACCACTAAGGGCTTCCCTAACCGTGTTCACGGCTTCTACGACTGTGCACTGGGTTACTCGTACTTCTCGGGTCTCCGTCCAGTAATCGTATCGTGCCACGTCCTCCGCGACTTCTGCATCCACAACAAGACCTGGACCACTGACCTCACCGAGGTTCAGCCTGGTGACTGTGTAATCTTTGACTGGGAGTCGAAGAAGGGTCTCGGCAAGAACACCAACACCGACCACGTCGGCATGGTTATCTCGGTTGACCTCAAGAAGCAGACCGTTACTTACGTATCGGCTGACTCGACTAACCCAACCCCTGGTCTAGTAACCATCAACACCATTGGAACCCTGTGGATTGCAGGCTTTGGTCGTCCAGTCAAGTTCCTTGAGACTCCGACTGTCATCCCAGCACCACACCCTGACCAGCAGGACCAGCACAATGCCCCTGCCCCAGTCGTTCCCCCTCACGACACCCCAGCGGGTCCTGAGGCTCCAGTAGCAATCTAAGGAAAGAATTATGTTGCAGAAACTCAAGGATATTATCACCCGCTCTGTCGGTGTGATTCTCTTCGCATTTATCCCAGGTATGGCATCAGGTGCCGCAACTGGCATTGGCCCAGTGCTTGGTGGACTTAACGGTGTTGCAACCGTGTTCTCAAGCATCATCATCTACTTTGGTATCCAGTTGGCTTGGGACGCAAGCGTCTCGCACGAGGACATCGAAAAGGGCTTCCGTGCTGCTGTTGCTAAGCAGGCCGAAGGCGACAAGGATGTTAAGGCTGCTCTCGAACTTACTGAGGGTGCCACCGAGACTCCTGCTGCCCCTGCCGTAGAAGCCAAGGACTTCACCTTGACTACTCCTGCTGCTCCAGCCACACCTGTGGTTGAAGCCCCAGCAACTGGGCTTGCACCAGACCCATTTGGCTAATGATTCCAAGAAAGCCTCTGGCTCCAAACAATAGGCTAGGCGGACGTAACCGTTCCGCCTTCCTAGCGTCCCTGGAGTCAGAGGCCATTCCTTCTGGCAAGGTCAAGTCCAACGAGCGTAGCGTAATTTTCCATTACCTACGACCGGGCAGGCAAAACTCGGAGGGATTTGGCGGAGGACGTCTAATCCAAAAATGAATACGTTAGTAATGGTTTGCACCACCATCATCGCAATTGGTGGTGCTGTTGGTGTGGTGTGGAAATTGCTGAATCCTATTGTCAAGAAAACTCGTAAATTGCTCGAGGCTCTAGATAGGTTTACTCGCGACTGGTTTGGTGAACCAGCATCTCGTGGCCACAAAGCTGTTCCGGGTGTTCTAGAGCGACTTCAGCGTTTGGAGAACGAATTGAGCCATAATGGCGGTTCTTCGATGAAAGATTCTTTGAAGCGAGTTGAAGAGAAAATAAACCAAATAGATGGCAGACTAGAAGAGGGCAATAAACGCTTCGAGGACATTGAGAACAGGATTGCTAATGGAACTAAATCCAGGCGGAATTAAGCCAGTTGTTGGCAACACTGGCCTAGAGGTCGTTGGCAATCTTGCTGGCGGAGCGGCTACCCTAGCTCAGAAGGCCATCAAGGCTCGAGCTAAGTCGAAGGCCACTAAAGCAGGAGTGGGTGCAGGTATGACTCAGGCCGAGAAACTCGAACTCATCGACAAGGTTACTGAAGCCTCGGAAAAACTAGATAAGGGTGCTCACCTTCGCACTATGGCCCAGAACCGTTTGGCCAATAAGCACGAAGTGGCCATGAAGACACTCGGTCACCAGCAGTCTTTGGAAAAAGCCCAGTCAGATGCCGAACTTGCCAAGGACGCATCTTTCCACCACCTGTTCTTGTCTACTGAGTTTGCCCAACACGTGCAGCCAGGTAGCCCTGTTACTTTCAAGGGCCCTAACCACGAAGTGAACTTTACAACCCCAGAAACCCCACGTCAGCCTGAGGAGGACTAATGAAGTGTTCAAACTGTGCATCAGACGCCCTATACGGTTACAAGGTCACCGCTGATTTTGTCATCCACTATTGCGAAAAGCACCTGCCTAAGTTCCTGCTAAGCCAGAAGGCTGCGGGACTTCTAAAGATTGACGTACCAGCACCAGTCGTGCCAACACCAAGTAAAAAGAAAACGGACCCAGTAGTTACTGACACTCCTGCTGAGGAAGCCCCAGCAGAAGATGCCAATAATTCGTAAATTCGCTGTGCAGGGACATGCAGTCCCTCATGGTTTTTCACCAGCAAGAGGCCCATTTCCTCCTGAGCTGTTCTATCAGCCAAGGATTCAGGCCGAGGAACAATACGGGGACTCTCTACACATAGCCCTAGACGACGTAAGAATGTTTCGTTGCAAGAAGTGCACCGAGATAGTCTCCGAACACGAACTGGCGATTCACGACTGTGAATTAGAAGACTAAAGGTTTCCCCCGTGCACGGGGAATGCAACAAATCACTCTAGAGAAAGAAAAACATGACAACCAATCAAGACGGGCACTTGCTCGACGACAAGGGTAACGTCGCTATTGACTTTGTATGGGGAAACTTCCCTCTACAGCCAAACGACGTTCGCCGTGACAATGGTGGCACTAACCTTGACTACACCAAGGACAACCACGTAATTGCTGAGGCTGGCTGGAACGGCTACCCACTGTACGTACCAAACACTGTTGGCTCAGTTGATGCAGGCGTTGCCTACATCACTGTTCCTAACGTAATCGGTCAGTTGACTGCAGACGCAGTTGACACCTTGACTGATGCAGAGTTCGGCACCATCACCACTGCTGGTGCAGTAACCCCTGCAATCACAGGTGTTTCGCTAACCTCTAACGTCGCTTCGGTAACTTCAACTGGTCACGGCTACGCTGTTGGTGACGTTGTTACTGTTGCTGGATTCGTTAACGGTTCAGGCTCGGCTTCAGCAGATGCGGACCTAAACGGCACCCACACCATTACCATCGTAACTGACGCTAATAACTTTGCTTGGGCACAGACTCACGGTAACATCACCCCTCACTCAGGTCTCACTGGCGTTACCGCTAAGGTTGCTGCAAAGGCTGGACGTATCAAGGCCCAGTCGGTTGCTGCAGGTGCTTCGGACATCGCAGTTGGTACCGCAATCACCATCACCCCGTACTTCGCTTCGTAATACTTAGCAAGTAAAGAAACCGTCCTACCTCTAAACTGGTAGGGCGGTTTTCTTTATTTAAGGAGTTGTAATGGCTAGGAACAGTCTTCCCCCAAATCAACTACCTAACCGTCGTCAGGCCCAGTCTAGCTTGGGCCCAATTGTTCAGGGCGATACTTACGGCCTTACCTATGACATGCGTACCCGCACAGGTAAAACTGCCGCTGAAATTTTTGCTAGTGATGAAGAGTCAATCCTTGTTCGCGGTGAAGAGTACGCAGGTGCTGGTTTTTACTATGACCAAGATGAGGACAAGCACGAGGAGTCTGCAAAGAGCGGTAACGTAGTCGCCTTTACCGAGTCAGACATCCCGACATCGTCCACCAACTACAGCCGTCCTCGCACTGTAGCCGCTGGTTATGATGCTGGTCGTCAGACCATGACGGTCGTGTTCCGGGACGGCACGTTCTACAACTACTACGGGGTTACCCAGTCTGAATGGGAAGCATTCCGTGCATCTTACTCTAAAGGACGCCCTTGGCTAAATAAGGCAGCCGAAGACCCAAAGCCCGGTGCTCAGGCTGTTGATGGCCTATTTATCGCCAAAGACCGAGGCCCTGCCGATGTATCGACCATTGATGCAAGCATTCGTGAGCAACTTTACCGAGTAGCCCGTACCCAGCAGATTGTCCACAAGCGATACATCCAGCCAGGCAAGACTACTCACTCAGCCACTAAAGTATGGACTGAGTCTAGAAAAGTTAGGACTGTTCGAGAGCCTAACCAGACTTACGGGAACAGAGCCAAGAAGTCGCCAGGAAAGAATCCAGCAAGAGCAACCCCACCAAGACAACGCAGAGCAAGTTAGGCCCATGCCCAAGGTACACAACATCGGAAAAAATCACTTCGTACAATACTTTCGACTACCAGCAGACTGGGGCAAGAAGTTTGTTGTCCGTGGTGAAACCCAAGAGATTTCAGAGCCCTTTAGGACCTCTCGTCCTTTTATGATTAGATTGCCGTTTTACCGCACCCTAGTCGTTGGTAAGTGGTCAGGTCAACTAGATGAAGAACAAGCCTTGCGAAAGGCCATTCAGGAGCGAGTACTAACTGATGAAGATTTTGAAGAAGGATGGGAACCGCCAGCCTACCAAGGCAGAGAAGCGGGCACAGAGTCTTTCGACTATGGACTTGATTATGTGGACGGAGAGTCTGCTCCCAGCGATTGGTAGGGCAGTAGTCCACCACCAGCGTGATGGCGTCGAGGTATTGATTGACGCAGAAGCCAACGCTGAGGCATTGACGGCCATTATCCGAGAACTCAAGAAACGTGCCTTATGAACGATACCCAGCCAGACCTAGAACAGTTTGAGGAAATCAATCCTGAGTATTATCAGGAGGATGGTTCCGATTCCGTTGTAGACGATGAGGAGCAACTCGATGAGTTGTCTCAGCAGTTCGTTGACCGCCTTATCGACAAGATGATGCAATTCCTAAAGCACCTTGTTGGCCACGACTTGCACCCATACCAGAAGCCTTTGGCTAGACGCATTATGGAGTCAGTCATTATTGGTGACGGTAAGGCAATCACTGCCCTAGCCTCTCGTCAGTCAGGAAAGTCTGAGACCGTTGCTGACACAGTAGCCACCCTTATGGTTCTACTACCTAGCCTTGCCAAGTTGTATCCAGACCTTCTAGGTAAGTTCAAAGATGGGCTGTGGGTTGGTCTATTTGCACCTACTGAAGGTCAGGCTGAAACACTGTTTGGCCGTACCGTTAGCCGCCTGACTTCAGAGCGAGCTGTGGAGATTCTAGACGACCCAGAAATTGACGACAGCACCGAGCGTGTGGGTGGAGTAGTCCGACAGATTCGCCTAAAGCGACTCGGCTCTACCGTAATGATGATGACGGCCAACCCTCGTGCAAAGATTGAGTCAAAGTCATTCCACCTCGTCATTATCGATGAGTGTCAGGAAGCGGACGACTTTATCGTCAACAAGTCAATCTCTCCGATGATGGCATACTATGCGGGAACCATGGTAAAGACTGGAACCCCAACGACCTCGAAGAATAACTTTTATCAGTCCATCCAGTTGAACAAACGTAAGCAGACTGAGCGTGGGGCTAGACAGAACCACTTCCAATGGGATTGGCGAGAAGTAGCCAAGGTCAACCCTAACTACGAGAAGTTCATCAAGCAGGAGATGCTCCGCATTGGCGAGGACTCTGATGAGTTCCAGATGTCTTACATGTGCAAGTGGCTCCTTGAGCGAGGAATGTTTGTGTCATCCTCTGTCATGGATGAACTAGGAGACACCTCTCAAGAGCTAGTCAAGGTCTGGCACCAGACTCCAGTAGTCGTAGGAATTGACCCCGCCCGTAAGATGGACTCCACTATTGTGACCGTGGTCTTCGTGGACTGGGATAGGCCAGATGAGTTTGGCTATTACGACCACCGGGTACTGAACTGGCTAGAACTGCAGGGAGATGACTGGGAAGAACAGTACTTCCAAATCGTCAACTTCCTATCTAACTACGACGTACTGGCCGTGGGCATTGACGCCAACGGTGTTGGTGACGTAGTAGCCCAGCGTCTTCGTCTGCTATTGCCAAGGGCCGAGGTTATTGGACTAACGTCAAGCCAGCAAGAGCAGTCTGGCCGATTCAAGCACCTACAGGCTCTGATTCAGCGACGGGCAATCAGTTACCCAGCCCACGCTAAGACCCGCCGTCTTCGCGTTTGGAAGCGTTTCTACCAGCAAATGACTGATGCCGAAATCCAGTACAAGGGAAACATATTCACAGTAGCAGCCCCTAACGAAGCCCATGCACACGATGACTTTGTTGACTCCCTAGCCATTGCCTGCTCTCTAACCAAGGAACTTACAATGCCTGAGGTAGAGGTCAGCATGTCGCCATTCTTTGCGTAAAAAGTTTGAGTTAGCCCGACAAAAAGGCCCGAAACACTCCAAACTAGAGATTGGAAATACTGCAGTTTCCTATCCATCACTAAGGAGTTTATCATGGGCATCAGTCCAACCCCTAACTTCCCAGAGCGTTCACCTCAGGTCTACGAGCGTAAGCTTGCTGGCAACCTTGAGCGTCGTGGCCCACTTCGTTTTGAAGAAGGCGTTGCTACTGACACTGACGTTCCAACCGACTTCCAGAAGGGCGTAATGAGCGGTTTCGCTGCTGCCCCTGGTCGCCCAAACCGCAATGCACCAGTATGGCAGAAGCCTGCTGCTGAGACCCTGTCAGAACGAGCACACGTTGGCTCGGCTGCTTGGATTGAAGCCCCGACCTTCCTGTCGGAGTTTGCTCACGGCTCGTTCAGCGACTACGCAGAGCAGAAGTTCGAGACTACCGTTGTATCGGGTGGACGCACTCAGCGTCTGAACCCTACCGTAGTCAACGACTAATTAGTGTCGGAGTGCCCCGCCTTAGGGCGGGGTGCTTAGACATAGAGGAGTTCTATGGCACAGGTACCTACTAATTCTACTTTGTGGCACATGGTTGTCACACAGGCTAAGGCCAAGTACGCTACCTACCCATCCCCAGGTGCTTCGCACTGGGTGCACAAGCGTTATGTGGAACTGGGCGGAAAGTTTGAAGACACCTCCGAAACTACTCGCCGTAAGAAGATTATGGCTCAGCAGATGGAGGCTCGTCGTAAAGAGCACCTCGCCAAGAGCAAGAAACTCAAGGACAAGGACAAGGCTGATAAGTCAGCTAAGGGAAAAAAGGGCGACAAGAAGTAGACATTCCCACCTGCTGTTCACCGCTATACTTAGTGGATGAAACCTTGCTCAAAGTGTCGTCTAGTGAAATCCATTGATGATTTCCATAAAAACAAAACCACTGCTGACGGACTACAGTCCCAGTGCAAGAATTGTCGCCACATCAAGAGGGTAGAAAAATGGGACACCAATCCTAGGCAAGAAGTGACTCGTTTGCGGGATGGCAAAGTTCAGACCTTCACTAGGGTCAAAAACCATGGCGAGTCAAGAACCCCTATCTATAGGCGTTGGCTAAAGATTAAAGAACGTTGCTATAACAAAAACGCTGGTAATTATCGTTTTTATGGAGCACTCGGAGTTACGGTCTGTGACGAATGGCTAAATGACTTCTTTACGTTTAAGGAATGGGCATTAAATAACGGATTTAGCCCGGAGAAACAACTTGACCGAATCAATCCTGATGGGCCTTACTCTCCTGAAAACTGCCGATGGCTTGGGACTAAAGAGAGCATTATTCGTGCAAAAACTTTAGTTAGCACAGACACGGCGTCAAAATTGCAAGAAGATTCTCTTAGGTTAGGCATTAGTACGGAGCAACTTATTGCTACCATTTTAGAAGAACATTACAAGTAGGGCAAGGTTTACATGCCAATGCGGAATTCCGCCGAAACTCTAGGAGGTGATGCCTGATGTCCTTCCTCGATTTCTCCCCACCATCGTACCGTGCAGCGAGTAGCGATTTAACTATCTCTATTTCTCCACTGGGTCTAGTAGAACTAGCCGATGAGGAGTTCGAAGTACACGGACCACGTTTAAACCGTTATAGTTTGAACTGGGCTATGTACTTAGGGCACCATTGAGCATTGGGGCTACAAGCGTGAGTCAGGCGAGATGCAGATTTCGGTCAACTACTACCGTGCCTTCCTTGACTACATTGCCCGCTTTACTTTTGGCAAGGGTGTCCACTTCCGTTCTCCTAAGGCAACCGAGGCTATCGTCCCTGCACGTCTTGAGCGAGTCTGGGAAATCGATAACGACAAGCAGCACGTTCTACTTGAGATGGCACAGCTCGGCGGCATCACTGGCGACTGCTTCGTAAAGGTTGCTTATGAAGAGGCGTGGGAGGACAGTATTGGCCGTTTCCACCCGGGACGTGTCCGCATCCTTCCGTTGAACTCAGCCTTTTGCTTCCCCGAGTTCCACCCACACGACCGTACTCGCCTGCTTCGTTTCAAGCAGAAGTACCGCTTTTGGGGAACCTCGCTAGAGGGAACTCGTCAGGTCTTTACCTACACCGAAATTCTTACCGATGACATTATCGAAGAATACGTAAACGACGAGTTGATTGATTCTCGACCAAATCCACTGGGCGTTATCCCAGTTGTCCACATCCCTAATATCCCAGTGTCTGGTTCGCCTTGGGGACTGTCGGATGCCCAAGACATCATCACCATTAACCGTTCTTACAACGAAATCGCTACTGACGTTGCGGACATCATCAACTACCACGCTGCCCCTGTGACAGTAATCGTTGGTGCCAAGTCTTCTAACCTTGAAAAGGGTGCTAAGAAGGTTTGGGGAGGTCTTCCTAAGGACGCTCAGGTATTCAACCTTGAGGGCGGTTCTGCTGGACTCAACGGTGCTATGACTTACCTTGAAACCCTTAAGCGTTCAATGCATGAGATGATGGGTGTTCCTGAGACCGCTCTTGGTCAGGTTCAGCCCATCTCTAACACCTCAGGTGTAGCACTTTCGATTCAGTACCAGCCATTGATGAACCGTTGGTCACAGAAAATTTCTCAGTATGGAAGTGGACTAGAGCGTATCAACGAACTGGTTATCCTGAACTTGGCCGTCAAAGAGCCTGAGACTCTCTCCTACAATCCAGACGAAGACGGCCCAATCAACGAAGGCCAACTTGCTCAGTTGGACCCTAATGACCCGCTGACTTACGTTACTTACGCTCATTTCCCAGAGCCACTGCCACTAGACAAGTTGATTCTGCTCAACGAGCTCCAGCAGAAGATGTCTATGGGCCTCGAGTCCAAGGAAGGTGCTCTCCGTGCCCTTGGCGAAGAGTTCCCAGCAGAGAAGTTGCTTGAGATTCGTTCAGAACTTATTGAAGACGCTAAGTCTGATGGTGCTCTCAACCTAGTCAAGGTTCAAATCCAGAAGTCCATTATGGACCTCACTGGCATGATGGCAGGCCCTGATGGCACCGCTACTCCAATGGACCCAATGATGATGGGCGATGGCTCTGTTCTAGGCGATGGCGTAATTGGGCCAGACGCCAAGAACGAAGAGGCCAACGGTCAGGGTGCAGAGGACCAGGACGAAATGGCAATCCGTAATGAACTCGTAACTGAGGCTTATGGGACCAAACTTCCATCACGACGTACCGTTGACAAAGACTAGTTAATTTACTAACTATCTTGCTTTTAGCAACACAAGTTTGGACAAATAAGGTGAACTTATTTTGTACAAGTGACAAGGTCATGTGGCATTAATTCGGATAACGACCCTCGAGAATGAAAAGAGAAAATACTATGGCAGATAATGCAGAGGTAGTAGAATCTACCGAAACCGTACCAACTCCTGCTGAAGCATTTGCGTCAGAGGCTAATGCCGCTGCTGGATTTACAGCAGAGGACATCGCCAAGGCCCGTGCTCAGGAGAAAGCAAAACTTTACCCACAGGTAGAGAAGTTGCGTGAAGAGGTATCCGCACTCCGCAAGGAACGCGAAGAGCGTGAGGCTCGAGAAGCCGAGCGTTCTCAGAAACGAGCAGCCCGTGAGGCTGAGCGTGAGGCTGAGAAAAAGGCCAAGGCCGAAGAGGAGATGGGTTTCAAGAAGCTTCTCAAGACCAAGGAAGAGGAGTTCCAGGCTCAGCTAGCCTCGGAACGTGCGGAACGCGAGAAGGCATTTGCTCTTCTTGAGCGTGAGCGTGAATTCCAGGAACTCCAGCAGTATCGTCAGGCTCGTCTTGAGTCTGAGCGAGACAACATTGTGCCAGAACTAATTGACCTGATTTCTGGTAACAGTAAGGACGAGATTGAGGCCAGCATCGCTGACCTTAAGACCCGTTCACAAAAGATTTTCGATTCGGTTGCAGCAGTATCGCAACAGACTCGTAAAGAAGTGGTTGGACGTGGTGCAAGTATCACCATGCCAGCCAGCGGACCCCTCGACAACAATTCGGACTCACTATCGTACACCCCGGACAATATTGCAAATATGTCCATGGCAGACTATGCGAAGAATCGAGCCAAGCTTTTGAATGGCTCAGGAAACAACAGAGGTCAGGGTCTCTTTGGATAACCCCGTAAATAATCAATTGAAAGGAACCCTATAATGGCTTCTGCTATTACTGGTTCGAGCCAGCTTGCCTCGGCTCCTACTGCGTACTCTGGTTCAAACAGCCAGCTATCGCAAGCAATCCAGACCATCTGGTCGAAGGAAATCCTGTTCCAGGCGATGCCTATTCTTCGCTTTGAGCAGTTCGCAGTAAAGAAGACTGAGCTTGGTGTTGCACCAGGTCTCCGTGTGAACTTCCTGCGTTACAAGAACTTCGCAGTGGACCCAACTCCACTGACCGAAGGTGTCCGTATGACCACCAACGCACTTACTGCAGAGCAGATTGCTATCACCGTTGCTGAGCACGGTTACGCAGTTGCTGTGTCGGAGTTGCTCCTCAACGCATCGTTCGATGACATCATGGCATCGGCTTCGCGTCTGCTCGGTCGTCACATGGCCCAGTACCTCGACGTACAGGCTCGTGACACCCTCTCGGCTGCTACCTCGGCTTCGTTCGGTTACGACCGTTCGGGCATCTCGGGTGGTGCCTTCACCAACTATGACGAGGGTACCGTTGGTACCGCGATTGCTGACCTCGATGGTAACTACAAGTTGACCACCGGTGCAATCAAGGACTCGGCACTGGTTCTTGCTGGCAAGAACATCCCTCGCATTGGTGAGACCTACGTCCAGTTCATCCACCCTAAGCAGAGCCGTGACCTTCGCTCGAACCCAGAGTTCATCGAAGTCACCAAGTACGCTGCTCCAGGTAACTTCATGCTTGGTGAGATTGGTCGTCTTTACGACGTCGTCTTCATCGAGACCACTCAGGTTAAGAAGCTTGCTGCATCGCAGTCGGGCTACACCACCTCGTCGCTGGTAGGCACTCCTGGTTCACAGACTTCTGTGCCAGTACTTGCTAACACTGGCCGCGGTCAGGGTGGTAACCCAGAAAACCCTTCAGAGGCTTCGGGTTACTTGACCAACGCAACTGGTAACGCAGCTGACGTTTACGAGTCAATCATGATTGGTGACAACGCATTTGGTCACGCAATCTCGCTCCCTGTTGAGCTCCGTGACGGTGGTGTTCTGGACTTCGGTCGTGAACACGCACTCGCATGGTACTCAATCTGGGGTCTCGGTATCATCACCGACCAGGCTATCAACAAGGTTTACACCAACTAGTAGCCACCTTTGTGCAGGGGGCGGGGCTTCGGCCCCGTCCCTTACACTAAAACCAAATCACATTAGGAGAATAATCAACGTGGTAAAATCCTCAACTAGTCCAATGGACGCAACAGGCCGTGCAGCAGAACAGGCTGCTAAGGCAAATGCAAAGGCCCTTCAGGACCGTGCAGACGAGATTTCTCTCAGCCGTCAGGCTGAAGCAGAGAGTCTTCAGAACGATGTTTTCGACCCAAAGAAGCCAGATGAGCCACTGCTTATCGACGAGGTTGAATCAGTCGGAGTTTCGGTAAATAACGACACTGTCATTATCCGAACTTCACACGACATCGAAGACATGACTTTTGGTGTAGGCAATCACTACACATTCAAGATGGGCGTCAAGTACCGAGTTCCTCGTTCGCTTGCCGTGTATCTCGACCAGCTTGGTTACATTTCCTCAGTAGGTTAGTAGCCTCTTAAACTGTCCACCCTGCTGGTACCCGCCCTCCTCCCAGCAGGGTGGACTTTTTTTACGCAGTATTTTTGCCCTGTTTAGGGGAACATAAATACAGAAGATTTTCGGAGGAAAATTGGCAACCATCTCTAGTCTTGTTGACCGGGTTCGTCTGGAACTTGGTGACCTCGGCAAGTCTTTTGTTACCCAGTTCGTTGCCGATGGAACGACAAACCGTTTCCAACTCCACTACTCTCCCCTAGACGCTTCAAGCGTTTACGTCTTTGCTGACGGCACCGACATTACCTCTCAGTCCTCCGTTGAGGAATCTACGGGCATTCTCGTAACTGACACCGTCTTAGACGACGGTGTTGAGGTTACTGTAAGTGGCAACTACTACCGCTACTTCACCGCCGCTGAGCTATCGTCGCTTGTAACTGACGCTGTTCTTCAGCACACTGCTAATCACGTAGACTCTCTGGGCCGTAAAGTGACCGTAGCAACATTGCCTCCTATTGAGGAATACCCAGTGGCTATTTATGCCACTACTTTGGCTTTGTATACCCTAGCAACCGATGCTGCCTTTGACATCGACATTGCCGCACCAGATGGCGTCAGCATTCCGCGATCTGAGCGTTACCGCCAGTTGAACCAGCAAATTGCTGAGCGTCAGGCTCAGTATAAGGAACTTTGTGTTCAACTTGGCCTAGGTATGTACAAGATTGACGTGTTTACGTTGCGTCGAGTATCGAAGGCTACCAACCGTTACGTTCCTGTGTACAAGCCTCAAGAAGTCGATGACCGCTCATACCCACAGCGTGTTCGCGACGAGTTGCCTACCTACGGCGACAAGCCTGCCGTATGGCCTACCGATGCTGGTGAGCTAACGGCGTATCAAGGCCGTGCTTTCAGCACTACCCTTACTTTTACTGGTCAGTATGACCTTTCATGCTCATTTGTGGCTAATGTGCTGCCTCAGCGTGGAAGCGTACTGATAGTGCAAGAGTTCGGGCTAGAAGTAGTTGACCTAAATAGCTTTGCAGTCACTGCCGTCACTAGGGCATCTGGAAGCACTACTGCTCAAATCACCGCTGCGGGCAATACTTTTGCCGTGGGTGATTCCATAAACGTTATTGGCGTAAACACTGAATTAAATCAAACATGGGTTGTAACCGCAGTCGTAGACGCCAATAACTTCACTGTAACCACTACCCACACAACGCCATTGGCATTGACTGGGCTAACCGCAACTGCTCTGCTCAACGCAGACAGAACCTACACCGCCACGCTGTCCTTGACTGCGGACCAGACCTTGCGTCTGCCAAGTCGGACTTACTGGTCGCTACAGTTGGTTGACCCTAATCACACTGACCCTAATAGCGGAACTATTCTTCCAGACGAAGTACAAGGTGGCAACTTCTTTACAGACCCAGTCAGCAGTGTGGTCTTGTAATGCCAATTAACCCTACTGCTCCGAAAATGCCGCCAGTAGATGTGGCGTTACTAGATGCTGGAACATTTGTTCCCAATAGCCCAGGCTATCCAGCAATTGACACCACTCTACTGCCCGGTGTTCCTGGTCAAAGGGGTGCACGAGGGGCGACTGGCCCTACTGGTCCTGCGGGACCAACTGGTCCTACAGGACCTCAAGGAGTTACTGGTCCTACGGGTCCAGGAGCGTCGGCAGACCCTTTGCTGCCAACCAAAGTTGCGTACAGACATACGCAATCAGCAACTTCCAATAACTGGGTCATTACCCACAACCTACGGTTCTATCCGAACGTTACGGCGTTTGATAGTTCAAACCGCATGGTTGAGGGCACGATAACACACACCGACAACACCACTTTAACCATCGCATTTTCAGCGGCAATCTCTGGAACTGCAATTCTTTCTTAAGGAAATAAATGTCAAGACAATTTCTAACAGGCATTGACCTAAATAAGAATGAACTGCTTAACGCAGCCATTCAGAGTTTGTCAACTGCCCCATCTTCACCTGTTACTGGTCAGATTTACTTTGACACTAACGCAGGCAACCTCCGTCAGTGGAGCGGCACTCAGTGGCTCGACTACATCACCTCTGAGGCTGGCGGTGGCTACATCACTTCGACCACTAGCGACTTTAACGTCTCTACTGGCGAACTGTCGCTTAACTACAGCACTATTGAGTCGACCCTTACTGGTGATGGTTTTGCTACTACTGGCGACATTTCAACCGCTCTTTCAGGTTACGCAACCGAGACCTTCGTTACTGGCCAGGGCTACATCACTTCTGCCGCCCTTTCTGGCTACGCTACCGAGACCTTCGTCAACAGCCTGATTGGTGACAGCACCGTAGACGGCACCGCTGGCAACACTGTTTCAGACCGAATCTCGTCTGCAATCTCTGGTCTAGCACCTAACTACATCACTTCGGTTGGTTCAAACCTCAGTGTTACTACTGGCGAACTAGACCTCGGTGAGAACGTTGTTATTACCGACGCTACCCAGACCCTCAGCAACAAGACCATCGACGGTGCAATCGTAACTGGAACCACCTCGTTCCGTAACGGTACCTTCGAGGGCCTTACCATCGATGTTTCGGGTATTGGTACCGCTCACCTTATTGCTGCAGATGACCTATCGCTACGTGCAACTAACGACATCGTTCTTTACCCAGGTAACGACGCTGGCGGTGGCCACACTGGTAAGGCATACATCCACTGGGGTAACGACGCAACCTCGGCTCACCCAGAGCGTGAGATTGCAACTGTTGGTACTAGCCAGACCTTCGACAGCAAGACTCTGACCAACACCGCTCTTGGCGATGACCTTGATGCTCAGTCTGCACACCGCATCGTCAACCTCCTTGACCCATCAAGTGCACAGGACGCTGCTACCAAGGCATACGTTGACTCAGTTGCTTCTGGACTGAACGTCAAGGAGTCTGTAGTTGTTGCCTCTACTGCAGATGTTCCAGACCTTACTAACGTCACCACTGTGGACTTAGGAACTCTTGAGGATGGTGCCCGTGTTCTGCTTAAGGACCAGGCTGACATAACTCAGAACGGTATCTATGTCTACGACCTAGCCACCACCACCCTGTCCCGTGCTGCGGACCAGTTGACCCCAGAAAAGGGCGACTATGTATTCGTAGAGCAAGGCACTAACGCTGCTCGAGGCTTTATTGTTACTAACATTACTACAATGTTTCCACCTGGAGGTGTCGTCTGGACTCAGTTCTCGGCTGCTGGTGAGTACTCTTCTGGCAACGGAATCGACATCACTGGTAACACCATCTCGGTTGACCTTGATGGCGACAGCCTTTCAGTATCGGGCTCTGGTCTAAAAGCCAACCTCAGCTCTACTGGTGGTCTTGACACCGATGGCGGAATCTACGTTATTGGTGGAACTGGTATTACCGTAGGAAGCGGTGGCGTTGCTCTAGACACCACCAACGGCTACGGCGTTCGCAAGTATGCTGCTGCTAACGGCTTACTGACTGCATCGGGTGGCCAGGTTACCTGGACTGTTACCCACAACTTCGGCACCCAGGACGTTACTGTCCAGATGCGTGAAGTTAGCAGTGGTGCTCTTGTTGAGGCCGATGTAGTGATGACTGACGTAAATACTGTTACCATTACTTGGGCATCAAGCAACGTATCTTCCAACACTTACCGAGTCGTAATCGTAGGCTAATAACCTAAAGGAACACAGCTTTGTCTAGAAAATTTCTCACCCCAGTAGGTCTACCGACTGGCAGTACGCTGCCGTCGGTGGGCCACACTGGCGACCTCTTTTTCAATACTAATGACGAAGTTGTGTATGTTTACGATGGCTCTACCTGGTCGCCACGAACTGGTGCAGAGGGACACCCTGCCCAGTTCGCTGGCACCTACCCATCGCTGTCTGACCTAGAGTCAGGATTCCCTAGCGGACTTCAGCCACAGCAGTGGGCATTTGTTCTCTCTACTGACCCGACCATCGTCTACATCTACACGTATGCAGACGGTGGTTGGGTACAGAACACTATCCCGCTACCTACTGGTGCGACTGGTCCTACTGGTCCAACTGGACCTGCGGGCCCAACTGGCCCAACTGGACCTGCTGGTGAGCGAGGAGACCAGGGACCTACTGGACCTCAAGGAAGCCTTGGTCCTCAAGGCGACACTGGGCCTACAGGACCGACTGGTCCTGCTGGCGAGAACGGTTCGGAAGGACCTACGGGGCCTGCTGGTGAAGCGGGCTCTCAAGGACCTACGGGCCCTCAGGGAGACCTCGGTCCTACTGGACCACAAGGCGATACTGGACCTACTGGTCCTCAAGGAGATTTGGGTCCTACGGGGCCTCAGGGCGACACTGGTCCTTCTGGAAGCGATGCCAATACTTCTGCCCTTCTAGACGGCACTGATGCCTTTACACGTCTATCTATGGCTGTAGACAGTGACTACCGTTCACAGCAGCCGGGTCAGTTGGCTTGGAATGCCCAGGTTGGAACTCTTGAGTTCCAGATGCTTAACGGCAACGCTAACTTGCAAATTGGCCAAGAACTAAACCAGCTTGTAAAGAATGGTGCGGGCCACACTCTTCTTAACGGTCGTGCCGTTTATGTAACAGGCTCAGACAACGATAACCTTGTTGTTGACCACGTTACCGATACCAATGACGGCTCTGCCGAACGCTTCTTGGGCATTCTTACTCAGGACATCCTTGCGGGTGAACTAGGCTACGTAACCACCTACGGCGTTGTCCACGGCCTAGACACCTCGTCCCTAGTTGAAGGGCAAGTTGTCTTCACCTACGATGACGGCCAACTTACTACCGACTACCCTACGGGCGTTTACTTCGGTACCCCAATCGGCGTGTGCCTTTTCCAGGATGCCACCGCTGGTCAGGTATTTGTTTACCCTAAGTTCCTCCCTACTCTTGAGGAACTTCGTGACCTCCTTGTAGACCCACTAACTCTTGCCGATGGCGATGTTATTGCGTTTGATGCGGGACTTCAGGCGTGGGTCAACGTCCCTGCTGGCTCAGGCCCTACTGGCCCTACTGGAGCAACTGGACCTGCTGGTTCTAACGGAGCAACTGGACCTACTGGTGCGACAGGTGCCACTGGTCCAGCTGGTGCCACTGGCCCTCGTGGAAACACAGGCCCAACTGGCCCACAAGGAGACACAGGCCCACAGGGTCCGCAGGGTACTCAGGGCAATGCGGGAGCGACGGGTGCTACTGGCCCAACTGGTGCTACTGGAGCAACTGGAGCCACAGGCCCTCAGGGACCTACAGGTGCAACGGGAGCAACTGGCCCAACTGGTGCTGCGTCTAACGTAACGGGTCCGCAGGGCCCAACTGGACCAACGGGTCCGCAGGGTACCTCAATCAACTTGAAGGGCTCAGTAGCAGCCCCAGTTAACTTGCCAGGCTCTGGCAACTCGGTTAACGATGCTTACATCGTTCAGTCGAACAGCGACCTTTATGTCTGGAACGGCTCTACTTGGAACAACGTAGGCCAGATTGTCGGTCCTACTGGTGCCACTGGTGCTGGCGGTGCCCTGGGTTACTACGGCTCGTTCTACAACACCACCACCCAGAACATCTCAAGCACCACCACTGCCTACCTCGTAGACATCAACAACACCTACGAGGCCAATGGTGTAGCGAACGACGCTGCTGGTCGCCTAACTTTCCAACACGCTGGAACCTATAGCGTCACCATCTCGGTTCAGTTGGTCAACACTTCATCGTCAATTGCCAACGCCAACTTGTGGCTGCGTAAGAACGGCACAGACATGCCTTATTCAGGCAGCCAGTTGACTGTCCCTAACTCCCACGGTGGAATTAACGGTCAGATGCTTGAGACCGTGAACTTTGTCTTTACCGTTGCGGCTAATGACTACATTGAGTTCTGGTGGCAGGCAGAGTCTACTTCTTTATCTATTGAGACTATTGCCGCTGGAACTACTCCAACTACCCCAGCAACCCCTGGTGTTATCGTAACCGCTACTCAGGTTATGTACACCCAACTTGGACCAACTGGTGCCACTGGTCCTACTGGTAGCACGGGCTCACAGGGTCCTACAGGGCCTACTGGTCCAACTGGTGCCACTGGTGCCGCTTCGACTGTAACTGGCCCTACGGGCCCTACAGGGGCTCAGGGACCTACTGGACCGACAGGGCCGCAGGGTGCTCAGGGTTCTCAGGGTATCCAAGGAACCGCTGGAAATAACGGTGCCACTGGCCCAACAGGAGCTACTGGCCCAACTGGCCCAACTGGCCCGACTGGCCCTACTGGTGCTACGGGAGCCGCCTCTACGGTAACTGGGCCTACTGGTGCCACTGGCCTTACTGGTGCTACTGGTCCGACAGGTCCAACAGGTCCAACTGGTCCTCAAGGTGTTCCAGGAAACAACGGTGGAACTGGTCCTACTGGGGCTACGGGTCCGACTGGACCAACAGGCCCTACTGGTCCAAGTGCTAACATCTCTGCAACTAACACCGTTACTCAGGGTAAGTTGACTGGTGACCAGACGGTTACTAATGGCTCAGACTTGGTCATCCCATTTGTGGCTGACTTTGACCCTAACTCTTGGTGGAACGCTTCGACTAAGAAGTTCACTCCGCTTTACGCTGGCTACTACGAGGTTACCCTCCAAGCATGGTGGGCGGTTGCTTCGGTCACTAACAACCAGAACAACATCCAGTTGCGTAAGAATGGCAGCACGTTCGCCATTGACCAGACTCAGACCTTGTCTGGTAATGCTTACTCGCAAAACGTCACCAAGTTGGTTTACCTAAACGGCTCAACCGACTACGTAGACTTCACCGCTTACACAGGTAACCCGACTTCGCAAACGCTTCAGTATGGCGGTAGCAGCAGTCAGGGAACATACTTCTCGGCTGCCTTGATGACCACTGGAACTGGTCCTACTGGACCGACTGGTGCGGCATCTACCGTAACTGGTCCTACTGGCCCTACAGGGCCTGCGGTAACTGGACCTACGGGACCCACAGGTCCAACTGGTGCAGATGCCCCCACTGTCACTAGCATCAACGCTCAGACCTCGTCGTACACCTTGGTGCTAAGCGACAAGAACGTGCTGGTTCAGATGAACGTTGCTTCGGCAAACAACCTAACCGTGCCACCAAACTCCTCAGTGGCATTTGCCATCGGCACTACTTTGACCGTGCTTCAGTATGGTGCTGGACAGACCACGATTGTGGCTGGCTCTGGCGTAACTGTAAATGGCACACCGGGCCTAAAGCTTCGTGCTCAGTGGTCTCTAGTATCGCTGGTAAAGATTGCTACTGACACTTGGGTAGTATCGGGAGACCTGACTGCATAATGAGAATTAATATTGGCTCGATTGCGTCTGGCGTTCGCAAGAAGTTTAAGGACACCTTTAACCGTGCGGATAATGCCAGCGTTCTAGGCACCGCCAGCGACGGCTCTACTTGGGATGTTCTTCGTGGTACTTGGGGCATCTCTGGCAACGCCGCTTCTAGCTCTACTTCGCCATCGTCGTACCCATTGGCCACGGTGGGCATGCCTAAGCAGAACGTGCAGATTGACCTGCTTAGCACGGCTAATGGAACTGGTGCGGGCCTCTGGGTAACTGACTCAGGTAACTGGTGGGCTATTGCAGTTGACCAGGAAACGCTGACTACGTACAGCACTTGCAACGCCTCTAACTGCAATGCCTATACCAACTATTCTGGCTCTAACTGCAACGCGTATAGCTTTACGTGCAACACCTACACTGCAGCCTGCACCCTAGGCAACGTATACTACGTAGCGTCCTGCAACACATTTAATACCTCTAACTGTGCCACCTATGCTGGTGGAGGCTGCTCAGGATACTCGGGCGGTGGATGTTCTGCATATAACTCTGGTAAGACTTGTAAATCTTGGTATGCGACATACTGCTCTTCTTGGTATGCCACGTATTGCTCGTCTTGGAATGCGGCAACCTGTGTTGCGTATAGCTATAACGCAGTCTGTAATTCAGGTGGCTATTTGTACTACAACTGCAGCGGCGGAACGAGCAACTGCAATGCGTACACTAACTTTTCAGGCTCAAACTGCAACGCTTATTTCGCCTACACCTACGCCTGCAACCCTGTGACTACTTACCCTGCGTACATTCGCTTGTACCAGTCAGTGGCTAACACTGTAACCCAAATTGCAAGCCAGGCTATTTCGGCTGTAGCTCAGTCACTTCGCATCACCACTAGCGGTTCGCAGATTACTACCAAGGCTTACTCAGATACCAACCAGGTAACTCAGATTGACTCTGACTGGGTCTACACCCCGACTGGCGTTGCCCTTACTCCTAAATACGGAATTGTAGTTACCCCTACTAATTACAACCAAGGCAGTACAATTGGGGATATCACCATCAGTTAATTAGGACTCTAATGCGGCTCATTAAATTCGTCACCGATAAGTTGAACTTCTCTGATTTAGGGCAGCCAAGGGCAATCAAAGAAACCATGCCCGAATGGTATCGCCTTTCTGAGAGCACTTACCTAAATGAGCACGGTCAAGAATCGGCTGGCCTGAAGAAATGTGCTCCGTATCTAGATGCCCTTGTTGCGGGCTATACTCTGGTTACCCCGTTTGATATTTACGTATCTAAAAAGAAAGACGGGACGCTGGACCTTAAGTGGGACGGCCCCCCAGAGTACGCCAGCTTTATTGGTGAACGTCCCATGGCACTTGGGGAGAAGATGCCTAGACCTGCTGGGCATTCTCACAACCACTTGGTCTGGTCCTCGGCATGGGGGTTTAAACTTCCTCGTGGTTACAGTGCGATTATGTGCCACCCGCTAAACCGCCAAGACCTTCCGTTTACCACCTTGGCAGGCATCATTGACGCCGATAAGTTCGCCGCTCCTGGCAATGTGCCGTTCTTTATTCGTGAAGATTTTACTGGCGTAATTCCAGCGGGAACGCCATACATCCAGATAATCCCGTACAAGCGGGAGAAGTGGGCAAGGATTATCGACCAATCCCTAATTGACAAGATTATGTCTCAGGGCTGGAATGTTAGACGTAAGGGACGCTCGTACAAGAGTGCCCTGTGGCAAAGAAAAGAGTTTAAATAATGACTGACCACGACCACGACCACTCACACGACCATGACCACGGGCACGACCACGGCGGCGGAGAGCACAGCCACGACCATGACCCGATAGTAATTACCACTCGTGAGCTTCTCCGCAACTGGTTGCAGAAGAAGCTTGGCGTAACCTCAAAGCGAGCACCGTCACATACTCACGCTGCCGCAACGCCAGCTATGCCTAGCCACGGCCAAATAAACACGATTGCCATAGTTCTGGATGGCGTTGTGCAGGAGGTAATTAGGGCAGAGAACCGCATGGCTGCCTTGCTCCTAAGCCATCCGCAGTTTGTTTTGGTAAAGGATACCGACAAGAAACCGACACTAAATTGGATTTACAACGACGAAGGATTCAAGGACCCAGATGAAGAAAATAAAGTTTCAAACAACTAATGCGGCTGTAAACATCCCCAAACCAATCCCGGCCAGTAGGGCTGTTCCTGACTGGTATCGAAAGATGGACGGCACCCAAGAGAAAATTCACTCTGTAAAGAAGTGTGTGCCATTCCTAGACGCTCTAACTAGCGGCTACATCATTACACTTCCAGTAGACGTGGAGTGGGACCCAGACTGGGTTACGTTTAAGCCAACGCACTCTGAGATTGAAGTAGTGTCTCGGCACCACACCTCGCAGACTGACGGCATGGAAGTCCCTGAGGGCTTTTCCGCTATTCCTCACAAGTGGATTAACCAGTGGCACATTAAGACCCCTAAGGGGTACAGTTGCTTGTTTATCCACCCGCTCAACAGCCCTAACTTGCCGTTTTATTCGTTTAGCGGTGTAGTAGACACCGATAAGCACCCAGTAGTAATCAACTTCCCTTTTATTCTCAAGCGAGACTTTAAGGGTGTAATCCCAGCAGGTACTCCGCTTATTCAGATAATCCCATTTAAGCGAGACGACTGGGAGTCTGTAATTGACGAGGACCACACCCACTTCTACCCGAAGTCGTACGAGGTTGAAATGCCTCCGTATGCGTGGTACAAACGTAAATGGTGGAGCAGGAAGCGGTACTCATAATGGAAACTATCTTTGTTTCAATTGCCGCTATGGACGACAGCGAAGTCGTACCTACGGTCAAGAACTGTTTTGACGCAGCAACTCACCCAGAGCGTGTTGTTGTGGGAGTTGGCCTAGCCGCCCTAGAGCCGTCTATTTACAACGAACTCAAGGAGTTCTACGGAGACGACCCTAGGCTCCGTATTACCTACGAGGAGATTCAGCGGAACGACTTAGAGCCATTGGGCGTTGGTAAGGGCCGCTGGAGAGCCGCTCGTCTGTATGAGGACGAGGACTACATGCTTCAGATTGACTGCCACACCCACCTAGCTCAGGGCTGGGACGTGGACATGATTGACCTCTATAAGGGGGCCAAGGAAGCGTCGGGCAATCCTAAAACCATTATGACTACCTATGTGGGCCTGTTTAAGTACCACCCGGAACGCAAGCCTCGTGAGGGCAAGGAACGAAACGCTTACCCGTTCTACCTTCCAAATGAGTTATGGCTGTACGCAGTGCCTCGATGGGGCGACTTTCCGCTCAATGAGCTCTGGCCAGGTAAATACCCAAATAAGTATTACCCTAACGTAAAGTTCAATCCTGCCTGTGCTTTTGGCGACCGTGAGTGGGCCAAGGATACTGGCGTGGACCCAGATGCCACGTTTTATGATGAAGACCTCATCTACTCTATTAGCCTATTTGGTCGTGGCTTCTCGTTTGTTTATCCGAACTGCGACGTGTTCCCTATTACCCACCTAAATGCGGACGACATCAATGAGTACGGAGGCAAGCGTATGTTCTTTACTGACTACGTAACTCCTGAGTTGAACGACCAGATTACATCCCGACTTCAGGCTCATTACACAAAGTTCATCAATGACCCAGAAAATGCTGACGCAATTCATGCCTACGAGGTTTACACTAGAACTAACGTACGCTTTGGGGCTATCTCCCCGTTCTACATGCCGAAGGACTACCGATGAATGACCCTAAACCAGCCAGGCCTTGGGACCTCTTCAACCGCAACATTGGCCGAGTAGGCGAATCAGTCAAAGAATCTCGTATGGCTATCTGCCGTGAGTGCGAGTTCTTCATCTCGCTAACTCAGCAGTGCACTAAATGCGGTTGCATTATGCCCGCTAAGACTGGACTTCCTCACGCCTTTTGCCCTGTGCACAAGTGGGATGCAGTAGATACTTCAGGAGTAGGTTTCACCGAAGAATGAAAGTAGCGGTTTATGCAATTGCGAAAAATGAAGAACAACATGTGGCAAGATGGGCAGAGTCTTGCAAAGAGGCAGACTACCGCCTTATTCTCGATACTGGTTCTACCGATAGCACTATTGATAGGGCTTACGAGTGCGGTGTTGAGGTTTTTTCTGCTTCTATTAATCCTTGGCGTTTCGACGACGCTAGGAATACTAGCCTCGCTTTGCTTCCTGATGATATCGATTTTTGCATTGCTTTGGACATGGATGAGGTCCTTGTTCCTGGCTGGCGTGAAGCGTTGGAAAAGGTTTCTCCAGACACCACAAGACCTAGATACCAATACACCTGGTCTTGGATTGATGACAACCAACCAGGGCTTCAATACGGCGGGGACAAGATTCACAAACGCCACGGATACCGATGGAAACACCCCGTACACGAGACGCTAACTACAGACCGCATCCAAGAGGTGCAGGAGTGGATTGCTCTTGAGATTCACCATCACCCAGACGAGTCTAAGAGCCGTGGCCAGTATTTCCCACTGCTAGAACTGGCAGTTGAAGAAGACCCGACCGATGACCGTAACCAGTACTATCTAGCTCGCGAGTACTTCTTCCATGGAATGTTAGATAAAGCGGCAGACATGTTTAAGCGTCACCTGCAAAACCCTAAAGCCACTTGGGGTCCAGAGAGGGCTGCTTCTTGTCGATACCTGGCGAAATGCTTGCCAGACCTTGCTCACCTTTATTTGGAGCAGGCAATCAACGAGGCTCCGGGTCGCCGTGAGGCCCTAGTTGAGATGGCTCAATACCACTACACCAAACAGGATTGGGCTAACTGCCTAGAGACGGTATTGCAGGCCATCGACATTGAGGAAAAGCCTTTGGACTACCTTTGCGAGGAGTTTGCTTGGGGCGGACTTCCATACGACCTAGCGGCAATATCCGCCTACAATCTTGGCAATAAGGAAACGGCCTATCGCTATGGCGGTATAGCCCTAGGCTTCAACCCGGAAGACGACCGTTTAGCCCGAAACATGGAGTTCTACAAGGCATAATTGACTTCGAGCCCTTTACTTTAGAGAGGTAAACATGGCCGTCAATACAGTCTTCCAAATGCTTCGAGCCAATGCCGCTCGTTGGACTTCCGTAAATCCTATTCTTGCTGCAGGTCAGCAGGGCTTTGAGTTAGACACTAACAAGTGCAAAATTGGTGATGGCGTAACCGCTTGGACCAGCCTGCCTTACCAGAACTCGGTCGGAGTCCTAGGCCCTACTGGACCTACTGGTCCGACTGGACCTACTGGCGTTACTGGCCCTACTGGTGCTGTTGGACCTACTGGTCCGACTGGCTCAACTGGCTCAACTGGCTCAACAGGACCCACTGGTGCTACTGGTCCGTCTGTCACTGGACCTACTGGCCCAACTGGACCACAGGGTGCGACTGGTGTTACTGGCCCTACTGGGGCAACGGGTGCCGCTAGTAACGTCACTGGCCCGACTGGTCCAACTGGCCCCACGGGAGCCACTGGTGCTACGGGACCTACTGGTCCCGCAAGTTATGACGCTGGAACCATCAATGGCAAGAAGATTACTGTTGGCTCTACTGCTCCAACCTCACCAAGCATCAATGACGTTTGGATTCAGGTATAGCCAATGTCGGGTTGGACGCCTGGGGCTATAAGTTTCTCATCTGATGGTTCAGGTGGGTATAACGTTTCCTACACTGCTCCTGGCTACGTGTTCCCTTCTGGCTCTACAAACCGTAGTGGCCCATCTGTAGTTGAATCTGGTGCAACGCATGTTGCCTGTGGCACTTACGCGGCTCAAACCTACATCATTAGCTATAAGTTATCTGGAACTACCTACACGGACTTTTATGATGTAGGAGGAACCTCTCCAGCCTGTGCTCCCCCACCGACTTATCCGCCTTCGTGGTCGGACAATGCTCTAGCGACACCCATTGCTGGCGTTGCCTACTCCGACTCCGTATCCGCAACTAATTCACCAAGTTACTCGGTTAGTTCTGGCTCCTTGCCTTCGGGTATTTCGTTGAACTCTTCTTCTGGAGCCGTCACTGGAACCCCCACAGTATCTGGCTCATACTCGTTTACTATTACTGCCTCTAATGGTGACGGCTCTGTTAGTCAGTCATTTTCTTGGACTATTGGTGGCGGAGTAAAGGTCTGGAACGGAACTTCATGGGCGTCCAAAGCGGTACAGGTTTGGAATGGCTCAGCATGGGTTACTAAGCCTGTTTATGTTTGGAATGGCTCTAATTGGGGGGCGAGTAGTTAATGCGTGGTGGAAACGAAAGCACTGACCGTAACTCCAAGTTTGATTTGGACTACGAGATTCAGTCTATCTATGAAGGCCTTGCCGAAGAAATTGGCGGAACTGTTGGTCAGGAAGTTGACTGGTTCCGTTGGCAAGACTACTACCTAGAAGATAACTTCAACACAATTGTTGATGACATCTACGATGTTTCCTCGAGCGTTGCTGGCCATGGTCGCCGTTGGATGCTCCCGTTCAAGATGCCTACCTTGATGGCACAGTTTGTTCGTGGTACCAACGTAATGAACGAGCGTGGTTTCTACGTAACTGACACCCTTCGTCTTGTAATGAACATTGGCGATGTTCAGCGTCTACTTCCTAGCTTGGTCACTGATTCAAACAACCACATCAAAGACCGCATCCTTTATCGTGGCGAAGTCTTCGTGCCTACTCGAGTACTACCTCGCGGTTCCCTGTCTTACAACTGGACCACAATCACTGTGGATTGCAACCAGATAAACCCAGAAGAGTTGGTCAATGACCCGCAATTCCAGCGATATGCATTGCCTGCCCGTCCCGACCCAAGGAGTGTCTAATGGCAAAAATCGAAGTAAAGAAGCAAGAAGTCCGTGGCAACGGTAAGGGAAAGAAGGTCGTAAAGGCCTACCACACGGGATTGATTAAGCACAACAAGAATGATGTGGCTGTCGAAAAGGTCCACCAGAAGCACAACGCTGGAACACTAAACGCTAAGAAGAGCAGTCGCGTAAAGGCAAAGTAATGACCCAGAAGAAGATTAAGCCAGCCAAGCCTGGCAAGATTCAGAACACTGCGTACATTGAGGGCATGCGTCAGATTCGTCGAAGCAATGCCGCTGGAACACACGATGAGAGACCTAACCGCGAGCGTAGCCGTCAGGATGCTTTGCGTACGGCAATCTCCCGGTCAAGAAATGAGAATGAAGAATAATGGCAAGTGAAGCTTGGCAACGCAAAGAGGGTAAGGCTAAGAAGGGTGGCCTGAACGAGAAGGGCCGTAAGTCCTACGAGAAGGCACACCCTGGCTCTGACCTCAAAGCTCCTGTAAAGTCTGGCGACAATCCTCGTCGTGCTTCGTTCTTAGCCCGCATGGGTAACATGCCTGGCCCAGAACGTAAGCCTAACGGTGAGCCTACCCGTCTACTCCTCAGCCTAGAGGCTTGGGGAGCATCATCCAAGGCAGATGCCAAGAAGAAGGCTGCTGCTATCTCAAAGCGTCTTGACGCAAAGAAGAAGAAGTAATGGCACGTAGAGGCGAGATAATTCCAGACAACAAATTGGTTACTTGTAAAAATTGTGGTAATCCACATTTGTATTGGGAACGAAGCAGTGCTGGTAAGCCCTACTTGGCAGAGACTAAGGGCGGTGCTGGTTGGGTGGCCCAACCCCACATCCCTCATACTCAGGAAAAGTGCACTGAGTTTGCCCAAAACGTACAGGCAGCCAAGGAAAAAGACGATGCTAGCGAAGCAGGCAGGCGTCTCATGGCTCACCTAGACACGGTTCCAGATAGACTTGCTGTCTTATCTGACCCTGACAAAATGAATGAATTACTAGGCAAGTTCACCGCTCAAGTAGCGGGAGAAAGGGCTGCCAAAAATGTGGGAGAACAAAAGCGGCTTGCTGCACCTAAAGGCTTCACTAATAAGTACCCAGGAAAGTGTGCTGAGTGTGGCAATGCTGTCGGGGCTAATGAAGGTTTGACGGTTAAGCAAAACGAAAAGTGGACTACCCGCCACGTGGACTGCCATCACAACAAAGATTGGGGTAACTAATGGCTGAGAAGAAAGTCTGGAATACGCCAGACCCAACTAAGAAAGACAAGAAACTGACCAAGGGTCAGAAGTCTTCGGCTAAGGCTCGTGCCAAGGCTGCTGGTCGCCCATACCCTAACCTCGTCGATAACATGGCGGCATCAAAGGGCAAGAAGAAGAAGTAATGGCTAAGGCTAAGCGTTTCGGTCCTTACAAGGGCTCCGCACAGAATGGCGGACGCCCTATCTATGTCTACAAGAAAAAGGTAGATGGCAAGTGGGTTACCACCTCATCTAACAAGGCTCGTGTGGATTATGAGGATGACCACCACGAAACCCTAGACCGCCACACGGATGTGGACCACAAAGACAATGGCGGACGTAGGGGCCACGACTCTATGTCTAACCTTCAGGCTATGAGCCACAGTAAGAACGTTGCAAAAGAAGACCACCGCAGGAAGCACCACTAATGCCATTCAAATCACAGGCCCAGCGTAAATGGATGTATGCGACCCACCCAGAGATGGCGGAGCGGTGGGAAAAGGAAACTCCAAAGAACAAACCTTTACCCAAAAAGAAAGCAAAGAAACGTGCAAAATAATAAGGTAGAGCCAGCACCATTGCCTAACGGCGGAAAGGGTGGATTCCTAGCCATGGCTAATACCCGACGAACTGCCCTTCAGAAACTTGAACTTGAGGCAATGAAGAAGACCCACGAAGTCGCTATCGCTAAGCTACAGCAAAAGCACAAGTCGGAATCTCAGCAGGCCAGAACTCTCCCAACAGCAGGAAAGGCAAAAAGATAATGTGTAACGGAAACTGCACTTGCGGTAAAGACAAAGAAAAGGAGCCTGTAAATGGCTGAAAAGAAGAAGGTATGGCCTGGCTCAAAGGCTGACGAAAAGGCTGACAAGAAGCTAGAAAAGGGCATGACCCCTAAGCAGAAGAAAGAGTTTGAAGCCAAGGACAAGAAGATGGACAAGAACAAGAAGATGTCCAAGTCTGAGGACATGAAGAAGGACAAGGCTCTAGCCAGGAAAATTACTGGCAAGTAAGTAGTCCAAACAGTTTAGATTAGCCCTGCTTTTTGCAGGGCTTTTCTTTATCCTAAATACGTAGACCTCCGTGCGGAGCCTACCTACTCACGTAGCCTTGCCTCCTGAAAAGGATTCTTGCAATGTCAAACAATGACTTTAAACCCTGGTGGGAAAAGGTCAATGAGTTTCTCGATTTCGAGGAACGGGACGAGTTCTTGCGTGGTGCCACAGCGTACCGCCCAAACCTTCGCCAAGACGTCATGTTCTCTATGATGAGCCAAGGTTACGTTCGGAACAAGTTTGACAAGCCAGAACCCTACACAGGCAAGAAAACTAAGTGAAGCACTTCCCAGACGCAATCGCCAAAGCTGCCTCGGATACAGCACGTTACATGACTGCTGACATCCGCCGTTCGGCACGTCAGCATGGCTGGGCACCTCATGAGATTAGTGCCATCCACGTATCTTACGATGGCAAGGCGTTCAATGCTCACCTAGATGGAGAGCATGCTGGCGATGCTTGGACCCGTGAATACGGCTCAGAGACTCAACGTCCCACTGCAGTTTTGCGTAAGTATTCAAACAATCCCGGTAAAGCCGAGGCTGTATTTATGAAACAGCTCAACAAGCACTTGGGGAAGTTGTAATGGCATTTCTACTTTCAGAAGATAAAGCCCTGCGAGAGAAACTCAAAGGAATGGTTGTATCTGACCAGAAGTCAGACGGCACCGACACTCCACGTGAGGTTGGCGTTTGGTTTGGGCAGCCTGACCAAGAAATCCGTACCCAGTCTTACCCCTACGTCACCATCGACATGATTGACATTAGTCGAGAGACGGACCGCGAAATGCGTGGCCTTGTCAACTCGGACACACCAAACATCGATTACCTAAAGACGGGCACCGAGGCTGAGAACTGGCAACTTCACCTGCCTATCCCAGTATCGCTGGATTACCAGATTAGTGTCTACTCTCGTAACCCACGCCACGACCGTCAACTAGTTACTCAGATTATGTTTGAGAAACTGCCAATTCGATTTGGTTCGCTAGTTCTGGAGGATGGAACCATCCGCCGTCTAGACGTAATCAACATCTCAAAGCGAGATGTACCAGAGCAGGCCAAGCGTTTGTTCGTCAATGCAATAACCGTCCGAGTCTCGAGTGAAGTATCGCAGGATACTTACCGAACTCTGACAAAAGTTTCGTCCATCAACATCGACTCGCTCGACTCTGCTTACGCTGGCGGCACTGCTCACCAGCCACAGTTTACGGGCATTGCCTCGAACATAATCCGCTCATAATTCGTTCACCCCGTATTACTAACCTATCTAAGGAGAAAAGATGACGTATCAGCGTCCTGGTGTTTACATCAGTGAAACTCTGCTCCCTGCTCAGATTGCTGCAACCAGTTCCGCAAATGCTGCGGGTGCTGCTGTTGGCGAGTTTGCTCAGGGACCAACCTCGGTAACTTTGGTTACCTCGTGGTATGACTTTGTAAAGCGTTTTGGCGGTTACAACGTTAGTTACCCAGCAACCTTCGGTGTTGGCCAGTTCTTCCAGAATGGCGGTAGCGAACTCTACGTTCGTCGCGTTGTCCACACTGATGCAGTCAAGGCCAGCATTGTTGTTCCTCACACCACTAACGGTACCGACACTATGGCTACCGTTACGGCTAAGGACTTTGGTTCAGACGGCAACAACCTACGTATTCAGTTCACCGCAGCAGCTCAGTCGGGCTACTTTGACCTGACTGTCTACAAGGAAGGTGGCAACACCCCAACTAACGTTGCTGATGACATCATCCTTGAGCGTTACACCAACGTTGTTGTGAATGACCGCACTTCGGGCGACTTCGTTGAGTCGGTAGTAAACAACGCCTCAAACGCAATCACCATCTCGGTCAGCGACTTGACCAAGACCCCTACCACCGCTGTATTGCCTTTGGTAAATGGGGCTGATGGTTCGGCCGCTACTGCTACCGACTACTCGGGTGCAGTCGCTGACTTCGGTGCAATTGACCGCCCACTGGTTGTCTTTGCTCCTGAGGTTATCGCTAAGTTGGGTTCGACTAACGCAACTACCGTTCACAATGCACTGATTGCTTGGGCAGACTCGACTTACAGCTTTGCTGTAATTGACACCCCAGCAATCTCGGCACCTTCAACGGCTGTTCCAGATGCACTTGACTATGCAGCGGGACTGACCAGCTCAAGCCACGCAGCGGTTTACTTCCCTAACTACTACATTACTGACCCAGTAGGCCGTAGTCTGCAGTCACTCCGCAAGGTTGCTCCAGCAAGTGCTATCGCTGGACTTTACATCCAGACTGACAAGCAGTCGGGACCATTCAAGGCCCCTGCAGGTTTGAACGCTGGCGTAAAGGGTGCCCTTGCACTCGAGAAGTTGTTCACCTCATCTGAGTTGGACGCTTTGAACTCTGGTGCATACCCAATCAACGCTCTCCGCAACCTGCCGGGTGCTGGAGTTGTATCGATGGGTGCTCGTACCCTGCTTCAGGATGGAACATCGAACAAATATGTAAACATGCGTCGTTCGCTGAACTACATCGAGAAGTCGCTCAATGACCTCACTCAGTTTGCTCTCTTTGAGAACAATAATGAGGACCTTTGGGCACGAATCCAAACCACCATCAGCGTATTCCTAAACGCATACCGTAACCAGGGAGGTCTGCGTGGAACTACTCCTGCACAGGCTTACTTTGTAAAGGTTGACGCTGAGAACAACACCGCTCAGACCATCGCTAACGGTGAAGTTCACATTCAGGTCGGAGTTGCCCTCCAGTATCCTGCCGAGTTTGTGGTCATCAACATCAGTCAAAAGACTGCTAACTAAGGAGAATAGACAATGGCAACTATTGTTAACAACCGCTCTACTCTAGCGACTGACCCGCTAAGAAACTTCCGCTTCTTGGTCAAGTTCACCCCGCTAGACTCGAACACTCCAAACGTGCCTTCGGGTTTGCTTGGATTCACCTCGGTATCGGGTCTGTCGGTTACCACCGATTCAATCCCTTACCGTGAGGGTGGCTACAACACCACCTTCCACCAAATCCCTGGTCAGACCACGTTCTCTCCAGTCACCTTCCAGCGTGGCGTCGTTCTTGGCACCAAGCAGAACTGGGAGTGGATGCGTAAGTTGTTTGCAACCGTACAGGGTGGCTCAACCGCTACCAACGTCGGTGCCAACAATTTCCGTTGCGACATCGAGATTCAGGTTCTCTCGCACCCAATCGCTGGTGCTGGCTCAGAGGACGGCTCTCGTAACCAGGACCACATCGCACAGCGTTTCTACATCTACAATGCGTGGATTACTTCGCTGGCTTACTCGGACCTCAACGCAGCGGACAACGCTATCTTCGTAGAGCAGCTCACCGTTGTTCACGAGGGCATGGACTCAACTTGGGCAACCAAGCTACCTGGTCTAAACGAAGAACCAACTGCTGGTTCGGCAGAAGCACTAACCCAGTAACTAAAAAGGAAACTAAATGGAAAATAACACCGTCAGTGCAGCAAGTAATCCAAACGTATTCAACGCAATGGTTGAAGACGCTACCGCTGTACCTGTAGCACCAATCGAAAAAGCCAACCTCGCTTCTCCTGCGGACAACCTAGTGACCCTCCCTGGTGGATACATCAGTGATACTGGGGAGGTCATTAGGACCGCAGAAGTTCGAGAACTAAACGGCAAGGATGAAGAGGCAATTGGTCGTTTGACTAACCAAGGCAAGACTTGGGTCACGATTCTGAACCGAGCTGTGGTTTCTATTGGAAACAAAAAGGCCACGGAAGGAGTCTTGGATGGTCTTCTAGCGGGTGACCGAGATGCTCTTCTTCTTGGTATTTACAAGGCGACTTTCGGCAAGACTGCTGAACTAGGGGCATTCTGCGATGGATGCAAGGACTTCAAGACGGTTTCTGTGGACATCGATGGCGACATCCAGAGCAAGGTTCTGGTAGACCCAATTGCTGACCGAAACTTTACCGTCCAAGGTAATAAGGGGGAGTTCTTGGTGAGTCTGCCAACTGGCATGACTCAACGAGAGATTATCGCTGCTGAGGAGAAGAACTCGGCAGAGTTGACGACCATTTTGCTCGAGAACACCGTTATTGAGATAAATGGAAGTCCAGTAGTAAGTCCACTACAGGTGCAGAACTTGGGTCTGGTTGACCGTCGAAAGATTGTCGAAGAGATTGTCAAGCGGGCACCGGGACCAAAGTTTGAAGCGGTCAAGGTGACTTGTCCAGACTGTGGTGGAGAGGTTGTGGTTCCAGTATCGCTTGGAGCGTTGTTTCGCTTCTAGTGTTACGGGGTTCAACCTACTGATGAATCAGTGGGCCACAATTACCGAGATTTATCCGGGATGGACTCTTGAGGAAATCAAGAGCCTATCTCGTAGAGAAAGACTGAACTGGCTAGAGATAGCCCGAGAACGAGGAAAGGTGAAGTTGGATGACTGATACCACTCAACAGGTTGATGGCCTAACCCGTGCCGTTGCCAACCTCGATTCTAAACTAAACGCAGTCCTCCCTAAACTCAGCACCCTTCTTGCTGGTGGCTCGAGTGGAGGCGTTGGCTCTTCTATGGGAGGCATGACCCCAGGAAGCATGCTTGCTTCCAACCTTGTGGGCGGTGTGGGAAATGTCGTTAGTGGCGTAATTTCAGGTATGGCTGCCGCAATGCCGAATGTGGCTGCTACCCAAACCTATAACATGGGCTACTATCAGGGCTCCATCTTTGCTCCTGGGTACAACAAGCAGACCATGATGAAGGCATCCTTCAGTGCTATGGCTGGAGGAATCACTTCGCCTGGTGCGGACTCGATGGTGTCCAACTACTTCATGGGTCGAGGCGTTAACTTCAGCACTGCGTCTAACAGCACCTACATGCAGTTGATGCGGTCTACCTCAAACGCTGCCAAGTATCTGGGCATGGATAACCAGTCCGCTGCCACTGCCCTTGAGGGCCTGACATCTGGTCAGACCTCAGCAAACATGATGCAGTCCTTGGGCATCTACACTTCAGACCCAATGACGGGTAAATCTCTCACTCAAAGTCAAATCTTTGGTCAGATTGCTAATCAGGTATTCTCTGGCAATAGCGGAAACCTCAATGTAACTAACTTGATGGATAGTTACCGTCGAGGCAACTTGGGTGCTGACCTCAATAACCTTGGTTTGAGCCAAGACCAGCAGACTATGTTCATGTCATACATGGTCAATAAACTTGGCGGCAAGAACATGGACTTGTCCAACAATGCGGCGATGAAAAGTATTATGGGGGCAAACAATGCTAAGGGAAATACCAACCCACTTGCATCGGCATTAAGTATCAACACCACCATGACGGACCAAATGGGCACCGCATCTGGTGTTTATGAGCAAGGTGCCAATCAAGCTGCTGCGTGGTTTGCTTCATTGAATGGCGTAATCAAGGACACCATTACCCAGTTCGGCCAGCTCAACGCTCAGTTGCAGACTGCTGCAGGAACCCCTGCTGGTCAAGCAGTGCAAAAAGGTTCTTCAGCCCTCTCTGGTGCAATGACTATCGGTGGAGCAGTTTTGGGCGGAATCGTTGGAACGATTATTGAGCCCGGTGGAGGAACTGTTGCGGGTGCTTTGCTGGGTTCCACTATAGGCAGTGCTCTTGGAAGCATCGTGCCTAAGGGTGGAACTTCTGGCGGTAACGGAACTGGTGCATTTTCTGGTGGCGGAACTGGTGCCTCGTCTAGTGGGTCAGCGGTACCCGCTAATGGACCAATCACTGCTACATGGCACGAGATGGGGCCAATGTGGGGTGCTCAAGGACACAACGGTGTGGACTACGGAGTTCGCGACGGTTCTCCAGTTTACGCAGCGGCAGACGGTGTTGTCTCTACTGACTCAGTAGGTAGCGGAGCGTACTCATTTGGGCACTATGTCACTGTGGACCATGGCAATGGGTACAAAACTATCTATGCTCACTTGGACCCTTCTAGTGCCGATGTCCAGCCGGGGCAAAAGGTAACTGCTGGTCAACGCATCGGTACCTCGGGCCACAGCGGACACGTTACTGGTCCTCACTTGCACTTTGAGGTTACTAAGGATGGAACTCCAGTAGACCCATCAGTAATCCTTACTGGTGCAGCTCAGATTGACCCATCTAAAGCGGGTAATGGAAAATACAGCACGTCGTCTACAAACGATGCTGGCGGTTTCTCTGGAGCCACACTATCTGCTTCTGTCAACGACTTGCTGGGCATTAGTGCCCCAACAACTTCGGCTAGTGTTCCAGCATGGACAGGGTCTTCTAACCAAGGCCGTTCTTACTCGCTGGGAACTTCTGCATCCACTGCCGCTACTGGCGTTGGTGGTTCTTACTCTGGCATGAGTCTTGGCGGGATTACCCCAGCGGGTGGTGGCTCGGTTATGGGCGGTGGCACCAAGGTAGACATCAACCTAACTATTGCTCAAGCATCAGAGGCCGAGGCACGAAAGTTTGCAGAGACCGTGAAGCAGATTCTCGACGAACACGCAATGACTTCAAGTATGGGAAGTAGATAATGTCAGGACATCCAGGTACTCCAAGAGGTGCGGCTAAAGAAGACGCATACAGAATCTATCCGACCCAAAAGCAAGAAACCCTTGCTCAACAGCAAAAGATTAATAAACTGTCTGACTGGGTTTGGAGCCCTAAGTGGCAAGAGGTTGAGAAATACAAGGGACAGCTATTTCTGCTACAGGACTTGTTGAATAAATGCTCTGGCAGTTTTTCTCCCCCTGCACACGCTAGTCATGCTTACGATGGTCAGCCAAGTGCACTGGTATCTAAGGCCGCTGTGCACAATTTCTTCTCTAACGCAAAGGGAAGGTGGATTCACCACACAGGTTTTTTTACTGGCGATTACAATGCTCTACCAACGGAATACGTTGGCTCACCACTCTACAACGTAGATGGTAACGATGATGGCGGCCCTTACGACGTCTACTTTCCCGCAGATAACATGCTTTGGCATTCCCCAGAAAGTCCAAATGCACCAATTAGCCCTGAGCTGGATAGAGCAAGCCTAACGGGACTAAACTTTCGAGTATTTAAGAAGGAGCTTGAGGCACGTATTTCAACCATCTCAAGCAAGTTAGACAAGGCCTCAGCACAACTTGCTCCAGAAGTTGCTTTGTTCAAGAAGTTGGCTGGAGCAAATGCCAGCAAGTACATCTTTGGCACCGCTGGCCTTCCTTTTTCTTCTTTCAGTGGCAACGGTGGAGGCACCACTCAACCACCGGGCAACTTTATCTCAAAGGCTGACCTAGATGCAAAACCAGTTATTTACAACGTTGGTTCTGTCAAGGAAGGCTACCTACCTACCCGTGCAACTGCACACACAACTGTTGAAGAAGCGGACCTAGCGGTCAATGGTATTCCAGGAAATACTTGGTCTAACTCGCCTTCTGCAGTACTGGACGCTAAACAGTTGTGGCGAGAAGTCCAAGGTAGCAAGGGCATGTTCCAGACCTACTTCCCACCTGGGGGAGTCACTGACTACAACGGCACGGTATCTGGTTTCCCAAAGAATGAGTCTCAAAAGAAGTATGGGTTCCAGTTCCTATACAACCCTGGGTCAATCAACATGAACTACTTGGGAGTTGCTCAGACGGACGTGGCACTACAGATGTCTGGTAAAGACCCAGCCAACTACATCCCGCCTAACGTTGCCTCAGCCAGCATTAGTTTTAAGATTTTGCTAAACCGTATGTACGACATGAAGTATTACAACACGGATGGGACTTTGAAGTCAGAGGCTTTGGCTGCCAACCTGTATGCTCCACGTAATCCTTGGAACTTGGCTCAAGCTAAAGCCCATGGTATCGAATTCGATGAGCAGAACGCCATTTACAACAAGGGCACCATGTATGACGTTGAGTACTTGCTTCGTGTTCTCTTGGGCTACACCATGAAAAGCCAGTTGCGGTATGAAATGACTGCGGACATGGGCTTCTTCAGTCGCCGTAAGGTAGAGCTACACCTAGGTCCTAATCTTCGATACTACGGCTACGTCAATACCATGATGGTGAACCACGTGATGTTTAACGAGCGAATGGTTCCAATCTTGAGTTACGTTGACATTGGCTTTAGTCGTTACCCTGATTACCCAGACAGCAATACTTGGAGCACTACCTACACGCCTATTGGCAATAGGAATGGTGCTTCTGGAAACAAAGGATTGGTTCTCGAGTGATTTATACAGATAGCCGCTATGCGACTGCACTAATTGCTAAAACCTATGATACAAATAGAGATGACTACTTCTTTACTGCATTCAGGGAGTTCCCTACTGCAACAGCTTCGTTCTATTACTACACCTGGGTTGAGAATGACCGCATCGACCTAATTGCAAATGAGTTCTTGGGTAGCCCTGAGTCATGGTGGAAAATCATGGACTTCAATCCAGAGATTATTGACCCATTTGACATCCAAGTTGGAACGGTAGTGCGAATTCCAAATGCCCTCTAATTCAGTCGGTTCAAACCGCCGAAGTTCTGGCTATTCGGTAACGTTTCCAACGTTGCCGTCTTTGAACACGGCGTTGTTGCCTCCTGCCAAGGTTACTATTACGCAGAAGATGAAGTCTCACGACATTGCGGTCTTGCAGTACAGCACACAGAATGAACGCTTATTGGACACTCTAACTACTGGTATCCCAGTTACTTTTACTTGGAACAAAGGTTCTGATAAAGGAACCTTTACTGGCTATGTCTCCCACGTCACCTCTGAGCTCTCAGTTGCCCCTAAGAAGGTAATGGAAGTTGTATGCATTGGGGCTTCCTTTGTTTTGAAGGAACGAAAGATTCGCACATTCCGTAACAAGACGATTACGCAAGTGGCTCAACAGATTGCTCGTGAAAAGAACCTGAAGTTTGTCGGTGAGCCACATTCTCGAATTTTTCCTCAACTTACGATTGCTAACCAGTCCTATTGGGAGTGGTTGCACGAGCAGGCTACCCGTATTGGCTATGCCATGTACGTAGAGAACACTACTCTCTACTTCCGACCTTTGGACAAAATTATTGATGAGGGCTCTGGGACGGCCCCGGTCATGGCAACCTTTGGTCGAGATGTCCCAACTGATACGTTGGATAGCGACCGTACGTTGGATTACATCAAGGCCATGAAGGGCGAATACATCGACGGGTTAGAGCTCCGCAATACTAAGACCGTATCTGGTGTAGACCCAGTTACTAGCAAGCCAGTCACTGCAACTAAGGCTCCTACTAAGGTCGGTAAAAAACTGCGTAGTGGCAACAATGCGGTCTTCTTTGACGAACAACGCACGGACCAGGTAGTGCATGACGTTGTAGGTGCTTCAACCTCTGCGGACGGAGCTGCCCAGTTGGCAAGGTTCAATCTCCCTGCTCGTATCAAAGGTCAGGGCCACCCAGCCATGAGGCCTTACCACCCAGTATTTGTTCAGGGGGTAGACTCCCGCCTTGATGGATTTTGGGTTCCTTCAGAGATAACTCACACTCTCACTTACATCGGTGAGTACCAAGTAGAGATTCAAGCCCTTTCAGATGGCACGGGAACTAACGCCCCAGCCCCAAGCCGTAAGACCAACGCAAGCGTAGTGGGTCAGGTAGACTTAGAAGCAGCAGTAGCAAACGGAGGGCATTCACCTCATTTGCGAACTACTAGCGGGACAATGCTTTCCCCTATGCGAGCATTGACCAAAGAAACGGGTCAAGGCTATACCAGAACCCCAACGACTTGGATTCACAAAGGACCGAAGAAGTAGGCACCTATGGCACAGCAAGCCCCAATCTCAGAGATTTCTATCTCACTACCATTCGCCATTTCTCAGTATGGACGAGTAGCCGTAAGTAATACTCAGTCCAAGATTTGGGCTGACCGGGTGCGTGGGGTTCTTGGCACTGTTGTGGGTGAGCGAGTTATGCGACCACGCTTTGGCTCCAAGATTGCTTATCAGAACTTTGAGAACGAACAAGGTGCACAAGAGAAGCTCAAGGGTGCGGTTCACGATGCCTTTGCTAACTTCTTACCTGCCCTATCTCTTGAGAAGGTCAATACCTCTTTTGACGACCGAGAGAACCTTTTGTCTGTAGAGGTAGTTTACAGCCTACCTAACCAAGACACCGTGACCACCAACATCGGCGTAGTACTTACGCCAGGCAACCGCCCATCAAGTGAGGAACTCCTGTGACCACTCCTGCCAATGAAATTCCAGTATCAGTAGACTATACGTCTCGCGACTTCTACTCGCTTCGTAGCGACTTGATTGCCCGCATTCAGGCAAACGTCAACGTCCCTAACTCAGGCGTTACTTGGAGTGCTAACGACCCTGCTGACTTCGGCGTAGCCCTAGTTGAGGCATTCGCATACATGGGCGACGTAACTAACTACTACATTGACCGAATTGCAAACGAGAACTATCTGAGCACCGCAACTCAGCGTCAGAACATCATCAATCTAGCCAAAGTCTATGGCTACAACCCGTCTAGTTACAAGTCCGCTAGTTGCTCGGTTGTCTTCTACAACACTGGCAATAGCGATGTTACCGTGCCTGCTGGAACTCAGGTTAGCGGACAGGTAGTCGTAAACGATGCAGTTGAAGAACTGGTTTTCACTACTCAGTCTGCGGTAGTAGCCCCAGCGGCTGTAGACGGAACTGCTGGAGCAAGTTCGGCCGTTATTGCTTTGCACGGACAAAACGCATCTACTCTTCCTAACAATGACCCTAACTATGGCGAGGCAGTTGGCATTAGTGATGGCACTCCAAGCCAGACCTTTATGCTGGCTGAGAATCAGGTAGTTGAAGGTTCGGTCAAGGTCTTCGTTGAGATTGGTAGCGGAACCACTTACGCTGAATGGCAGCCAGTTACCCACCTTTCAGACAGTGGGCCAACGGACAGCGTCTACACCATTGACATCGATGCTAACAACTACGTCTACGTCACCTTTGGCGATGGAATCTCAGGAGCTATCCCAAGCACTGGTAAGAGCATCAAGGTGGACTACACCATTGGCGGAGGTGCCGTAGGAAACGTAACTACGAACGTGCTGACCACTATTTACTCAATTCCAGTTGGCTACACTCTGCCAAACATTGAGGTTAGCAATACGACCGTAGGCGTAGGTGGCTCAGAGCCAGAGAGCAACACCAGCATTCGCTACAACGCTCCTCGAGCACTTACTACTTTGAACCGAGCCGTTACGTTGCTGGACTATGCAAGCCTAGCCCTTCAGGTCACCAACGTGGGTAAAAGCAATGCGATTGCTGAGTCGAAGAACTCGGTAACCCTCTATGTTTCTCCACAGCAGAACTCGGATGTAACCGACCTTTACCCAGGCTTTACTGGGGACCCAACTGCTGGCGGAACATTGGACTCCGTGACTTGGTCTGGACTTAGCCAAGGCGTTACTTCGTACTTGTCTAACAAGACTCAGATTGGCGTTTCGGTCACTGTATCGCCACCTAGTTATGTACCAGTTCACCTAGGCGTTCAGTTTACTAAGCGACCACAGTACACCAACGATGCGGTCAAGGCCAACATCTTGGCTACTTTGATAAATCGTTTCTCTTACAACAACATGATTTTTGGAGACTTGATTACTCCAGAAGAAGTTGAGGCCCAGATTCGTCAGGCTGACGGCGTGTACAATGCCAAGGTTCTTTTGTTGGCTCGACCAGGTGCTACTGGACGAAATGTTTTGCAAGGAACCGCTAGTGAAATCTTTGTATTCGATGAGCCTAACCTAGACATCAACCCTGCATCTTCGGATTCAACGCTGTCTGCTTTGAGTTCTAACCACGGAACCCTAAGCCCAAGTTTTGCCTCAGACCACTTGAACTACAACCTGCTCATTGCTGACAGCACCACTTCGGTAACCCTTACCGCCGTATCGTCAACTGCAAGCATTACTGTCAACGGAACTGCTTACGACTCAGTCCTCGGTGCCGTGGTTACTACGCCAGTTGGAGTAACGACTGCCAACGTAGTAGTTCTAGCTCAAGACGGATTCACCACTCAGACTTACCGAATCGCCATCACTAGGAACGCATAATGCTGAAGGATAGCACTGGGGCTCAGCGGGCCTACGGCGTCTATCGAGGCATAGTCGTAGACAATAAGGACCCTCAGAATAACGGCCGTATCCGCATCAAGGTTCCGCAGTTGTTCCACGAGGAACCAACCGAGTGGGCTTGGCCATCGTTCTCAGCAACTGGTCGTCAAAAGGCTCCAGCAGTCGGTCAAGGCGTATGGGTCATGTTTGAGGGCGGGGACGTTGCCTTCCCTATTTGGGTAGGTGTTTTTGGTAAGAACCAAGGACCGGGCAACAATCTGCTTCTTCGCCAACTAGCGGCTGGGGAATCACTATCTGGAATCACTAGTTACATCATTACGGCACGAAACGCAGATGGGTCAATTGAAGTAGACGTAACCGCGTCAATGCTTGCTATGGCCCATACGATTGCGACCCAGCAGTCACAAATTGCATCCCTGAGTTCTAGGATTACCGCCCTTGGTGGATAGCCCCAGTTCACCCAATCAAAGCCCGTCTTTCAGGGCAAAATAGAAACATCACTTTAGGAGAGTCATTATGACCGAATACCCTGCCAGAGTTAAATCTTGGACCGCTCGTCGAGACCTACAGGACCTAGTAGTTGCCGCAGATGTGAACACCATCTATGACGAGGTTACCGCTGTTGAGCAGAACCTCGGTGCTGGTGGAGTTGCTATTAGCCCTACTTGGGGTAGCGGAAACTTCGACTCAACAACTACCGCTTGGTCTAACCTAAAGGACCGACTTACTAACATCGAGGCTGGTGTCTACACAGCGTTTACTGACCGCGTAGACGTGGGCGGTGGCTCAACCATCCAGTCGTTGTCGAACAGCACCGTAGGACTTACTCTACGAGCTAAGTCGGGCCAGACCGCAAACCTCATTGAGGTGCGTAACTCTTCTAACGCCTTAGTGGCCTCAGTAGACGTTTCGGGAAACCTTGTTGCAAACCTGATTGATTGCGGAACTCTCTAAATAAATGTCTAAATATGGTTCCTTTGCGTATGACCAGTCTACCTATGGTCAGAAGTCTAGATTAGCGTTTTCGTTCAACCCCTTTACGAGCGTTGCACTAACCTACACTTCGGTACGCCTTACTTGGAGTTCTCCAATCGGGAACTATACTGCCGTCAAACTGCTTCGTAACCAGGACGGGTATTCTGAGACATACGAAGACGGTGCGGTAATTTTTGAAGAGTATGGCATTGACCCTCTTACTGGAAGCATCGCAATCAGTTCCTTTGTTGACGGAGTGGACAATGCGGACAACTCAAACCCGCCACTAGTTGGTGGAAAGTTTGTCTATTACCGTTTTTGGATTCTTCGCTCTAGTGACAATGTCTGGTATCCAGCCGGGGATAGTTACGCCCTAATCCCATCAGACCACCCAACGTTTGGGCTCAATAAGTCATCGTTGATGACTACGCATGACCGCTTTATGAACCTGCTACCTAGGACTTACACTTCGGTATCGCAGTCTCCATTGGACTCGGTCAACCCAGATAGCGACCTCTACCGCTTTTTGCAGGGCATGTCCTTTACTGTTGACGAGTTCTTGACCATGGCTGAGTCTCTACTGCCTGACTACTCGGGGTCAACTACTAGCCCAACCATCATTGCTGCTAAAGCTTCTCAGTTGGGACTGACCGTTGAACCAACGGTTTCAATCAAGAACCAGAAGCGTATGCTTCGTGAGGCGTTCTATCTTTACCGCAACAAGGGCACCCTAGCGGCACTCGGGACTTTGGTTGAGAGTCTTACTGGGTATGCTCCAGTGCTAACTCAGTCACCAAACCTAATGCTCTCAAACGCTGACAGTACTTTTTACAAGGGCCTAGGTTTTTGGCAAAACATCGGTGACTGCACTCTAAGTGTGGACGACGTAACCCCAATCACTTCTGAGAGCCTGACGATTGACCGCATGTATTCGGCCAAGGTAGTCGTAAATAGTGCGACGAGCCCGTCTATCCGTAATGGTGAAGACTACCCAATTACTCGAGGAATCCCAGTCATTGCTGGTGTGGACTACGCATTGTCTTACTACATTCGCACCGACACTTTGGGCGGAGCAACTGTTACCCCGTCAGTCACTTGGTATGATTACTTGGGCCAGGTCATCAGCTCAGCGACTACCTCATCAACAATCAACTCGGTGACCCCAACTTGGGCTAAGCAGACTGTGGCCCTATCGACATCCCCTACTGGAGCAAGCTATGCCAGCCTAAAGTTTACATTCGGTGCAACTGGCAATTTCAATTTGGACCAGATTCAGTTTGCTACTGCCAACATCACCGATTACCACGAGGCACGTGGAATCACTGCCTATCTGTCACCGAAGAAAGTCAACTACATCAACAACCCATCGTTTGAAGTAAGCACTGCTGGCTGGACTACTGCTGGCTCTCAGGTGTCTGCGACGTCAGCCCCTCAGGTCCTGGTTGGAACTAAGGCATTGCAACTTACGGCTGGTCAAACGGCAACTACTCCAATTGCTACTGGCCTTGTCCCAACATCGGGATACGTAACACTGTCGGCATTTGCTAATAGCACCAACGCTGCTGATACCGCAACTTTGGGAATCACCGCCCATACTTCCAGCGTTGTTTATGGTTTTTTTGTCAGTAACAACACGGCAGTTCTAAGCGTGTCATCGGTTGGCCCAGTTGTTGTCGGAAACACTGTGGCCGTTAGTGGCTTGGGAAGTCCTTACGACGGAACCCACATTGTGACTTTAGTTACTCCAAGTCAAATCGGTTTTATCGTAAGCGGTAGCGACGTAGCGGAAACTAATGCGGACGGAACCATTGAGTTCTCTGCAACTAGCTCCACAACCCTAGCCTTAGGCACCGATTGGTCTCGACTACAGTTTGCTTGGTCAATTCCTGCAGGCTTTGCTCAAGCAAGCACGGACTTCGTTGTTTCTTTGGGCGGAACGTTTGCTGGAACTGCCTTGTTCGATGCAGTTCAGTTTGAACCAACGTTTGGTGCCACCGAATACTTCGACGGAGACTACGGAACTGAGCGAGATGCAGTCTGGTCTGGAAGTTCAAGCACTAGCCCTTCGTATCTTTACCCAAACAAGATAACCAATGTTGCCCGGTTGGCAGATGAAATCGTGGCGTTTATCCCTAATGACACTCCGTGGATGATTACCTCGCAGTCTGGTATTGAGGCTTCTGGAATTACCGATTAGTATCTGGGTATGAACATTTTCTTATCAGTCCTGCTAGTAAGTTTTGCCGTCAGTTACCTAGTCGAAATTCTCGCTCTGGCTCTCCCAGACAACTGGAGTCCACGCCTATTCAAGACGGCCGTGGCATTGCCATTGGCATTCTATGGATGCTGGATTCTTTCCATAACCGGGTTTGCACTAGCGGTGGCTGGACTGGCAGCATCTTTCCTAGTATCATTCCTAGGTCTGCTCGTAAGTGCCTTAGCAAATCGGCCTTACGTCATCGACAGACGTAGATAGTCGAAAAGTGAGGGCAAATGAATTACTCCGAGGAAGTTATCCTTCTTGGGCTTAGTCCCAGCGAACTACGCACCCTATTGGCCTTAAGGCACCTAGCAAGCCCTGTGGGGCTCGTAGAAGCCACAATGGTCGAATTAGGGGTGCTTACTGGGTATAGCCGTGAAAGTCTGCGTATAGCCCTTAGAGGGCTGGAGAAGGCATCTCTAGTAGACACGGCCAGAACAAAGCGTAACTTAGGTAAGTTTCACAAGAACCGTTATCAGTTACTACCATGCCAACCAGCCTTGGCATCAACAGCTGATATATCAATAGTTAACAGTAGTAAAGATATATCTATATTTAAAACTACTAACATATATGACTTAGATGCCAAGAATTCTGGGCTTAAGGAGATTGTCGTGGCAAGCAAATGGCGACCAACTGGAGAAGACACCACTGGCGATGACGAAGTAGGTGGCTTCGGTCTATTTGAGAATGAGAAGCCAGCAGCGGTCAAGCACAAGCTAAGCACTGACAAGCGAGACCCACGAACCCGAGGACGCCGTCCAGACATTGAGTGGACCCCAGCAGATGTTGCCGCCGAGTTTGCATTCCAACTGGGACGCAAATACCCACTTCTCCCTGGCTTGTTCAAGACCAAAGAACTGACTGGTGCGTTGCGACAGAACCGCTCTAAGTTTGGAATCACTGCCCTGATTGAGTTGGAAATCCTGCGGTTGTTTATGGGCGATGAACGCCTGCACTCGGCAGACATGTCGCAGGCCCAGTACTTCTACAAGCGTTACCTGAAGATGTTTACGACCCACATGGACCAGGCTCTGATGAACCTCGGTATGCCATCTCGACAGGTATTGGCTGGCGAGGTTGACGAGCAGGATGCGGACGAGTATGTTTATGCATCAGACGGCCGCGAATTCGACAACTCGTTGTCTGGACGTGCCGCCTTGCAACGCTATGAGGAAAAGTTGAGGGACCTTGCTAAATGAACTATCACCGCTGAAGCGGTATTGGCTAACTAAGTCATCGAACATCCCAATCCGCTATGAGGGCTGGACTAGAGGCCGAATCGTCGAACACTTGGGCAAGTTCCCAATCTTGATTGACGAATGGCTTGACGATGCGATTGACGGAAAAATCATCTTGAACCCAGGTGGTGTTGGCACCACTGGCGTTGGTCTCTTGTTTGATGGCGGACCGGGTGAAGGCAAGACTACACACGCTGTAGTAACCGCTGCTGAGTTCATCCGCCGTCTGCCAGATGACGAGAACGAGATGCGTAAGGTTCTACACGTCAAGCAGGGTGAGTTGGGCAGAAGTTTCCGAGCAATCCACTTCCTGACTTTCCCAGAGTTCCTATCGCTAAAGAAGGCAGCGTTTGATGCCGAGCCAGAAGAGCGACGCGAAATCCACCGCCAAATCGAAGGCTTCCATGGTCGTGCCAAAGAAGACTGGATGAATGTCCGCCTTTTGATTATCGACGACCTAGGCAAAGAGAACAGCAGTACTTACAACGACTCGTCATTTGACGACCTGCTTCGCTCACGCTACGACAAAGGATTGCCTACAATAATTACGACGAATCACATGCGTGAGAACTGGGCAGTTCAATACGGTGAGGCGATGGGTAGCTTTGCCCACGAAGCCTTCCGCCGTGTAAGGATTCTAAACAAAGACTTGAGGAGAGCCAAGTGAAAGGCCTAGGGATGGAAATCGAGTGGACACCAATTCAGTTTTTTATTTCTGAAGAAGGGGTGTGTGAGGTCCAGTCAGGGTTCCGTAACTCAGACCACTTGCGTTGCACTTGCCCCAAGTATCGCCAGTTGACTAAGTGTAAGCACCAGCGATGGGTAGAGAACGCTCTGAAGGCCAACAACGGAGAGTACTCGCTGACTATCAAGGCAGACCTATCTGACGAAGAGGTCATGGAGAGCACCGAGTCCTCAGAGGGTTTCCGCCAGTTCATGCTGAAGTATTCTCCTATTGAGGTTTTGTAATGATTGGCGGAGACATCTCAAACGAGTCGTCTCCCCGGCTCATCGTAACAATTGACGTGGTAGCCGAGTCAGAGATGACCGAGCAGAAGAAGTTATTTTCTAGCTCAGCCACTCGCAAGGTGACCAAACTGAATCACCTAGCACTATCGCACCTATGGAACATCTCCAACAAATACGGGATGTCATTAGAGTTGGCTGGCTTTGCTGACGAGAACTGGGAGCAGGAGCACCTAGACGCCTTGATGGACAAACTTGACAGGCGTGGCGGCAACCCATTTAATTATGCTGAGCTGTATTCAGACATAGATGACTTCGTGGGAGAAATCCCGTATAGAAATAACCTTAGGGGAATCGTAGACTTACCGAGTAGAGTGGCTCGGTACGGTTCATTTGGAATTGAACTGAACAACTTGTAACAAAGAACATGAGGGCAAAATGGCAGTAGACAACGAGCATCGTCTCGTCAGTAAAGTTATCCGAGACCGCAACATCATCCCGGTTCTCGAGCAGGGTGTTCGCGACGACTGGTTCGTTGATGAAGACCTACGCCGAGTATGGAAGTTTGTGCGTGAGCACTACACCACTTACCGTGAGGTTCCAACTGGTGTAACCGTCAAGGACAATTTCCCCAACTTCAAAATCTATGACGTTGAAGACACCATCGACTACCTCATCGACACGATGGTTTCCTTTCGCCGTAACATGCTTACCCGAAACGGTGTCCAGGATGTCGTCAGCATCATGGCGGAGAACAACCACGAGCAGGCCATCGTTGAGATGTCCAAGGTGGTCACTCTTGTCAATGCACAGGGAAACCTAGGCACCAATCACATTGACTTGACCAAGGACCCAGACACTCGCTGGGCCGAATACGAGAACATCCAGAACCACAAGATGCTCGGCATCCCTACTGGCTTTGAAAAGATTGACGAAGCAACCGCTGGACTGCAGGGTGGCCAGTTGATTACCGTCATCGCTCCGCCGAAGACTGGTAAGTCGCAAATCATTTTGCGTATGGCCGCTAACGTCCACGAGTCTGGTCTAGTACCAATGTTCCAGTCGTTTGAGATGAACAACCACGAGCAGGCACAGCGTCACGATGCTATGCGGGCACACGTGTCGTCTTCGCGACTACGCCGAGGCAAGCTTGATGGTGCTGAAGAAGACCGCTACCTAGCCATGCTCGATACGATGAAGGAAGCCAAACCATTCCACCTAGTGGATGCCGTCAACGGCCTAACCCTTTCCTCGCTGCTTGCCAAGGCCGAGAACCTGAACCCAGACATCCTGTTCGTAGACGGCGTCTACCTGATGATGGATGAGGTAACTGGCGACTCAAACACGCCACAGGCTTTGACCAACATCACTCGTGGCCTCAAGCGAGCTGCCCAACGAATGAACATCCCAATCGTCATTAGTACCCAGACCCTGCTCTGGAAGATGAAGGGCGGAAAAGTCACCGCAGACTCCATTGGTTACTCATCCTCATTCTTCCAAGACTCGGATGTTATTCTCGGCCTTGAGCCAGTAGAAGACGATGAGAACATCCGCTTGCTAAAGATTGTTCAGTCTCGTAACTGCCCACCAGGCGAAACCAGCCTGACTTGGAACTGGGACACTGGCTGCTTCCACGATGAAGTGACTACGTCTTCGTGCAAGTTCTGCACTCCATGGAATGCGGCATTTTGATTACCCTCGACATTGAGCTAGTCCTGCAGGGTCTTGGTCTTGATTACGAGGTCAAGGGGGAGGAAGCCCTAGCCCTTTGCCCACAGCACGAGAAGCAAACTGGTAAGGCAGACCACTCTCCGTCTTGGTGGATAAACCTTGAATCGGGGATGCACCTCTGTTTCTCTTGTGGCTACAAAGGCAACGTCCGTATGTTGGTGTGCGACGTCAAGGAGTTCTACAAGACTTGGTCTGGGGGCAAACTTGGTTACGACTACGATGCGGCAATGGCGTGGCTGTCTGGTCTCGAGGACATCCCGCTAGAAGTTCTGCTTGAACGTATGAAGGCTTTGCCTACTTACATTGAGCCATCGCCAGTGCCACTAAAGATGTC